ATCAGTTTTAGCAAAACCAGCAACTGCCATTTCAATGACATACTTGTTTTCTTTTACTTGTTTGATATTGTATGGAGGATAACCAGGTGATGCTTTAGATACTGTTTCTGAGATATCACGGATTTGGTCTAATACATCATCGAAACCGACCGAGAAAGGATCCAAAGATTTGGATAGTGAAGCCCATTGTGGGAATAATAGATTTGTGCTTGTCATAGATTTCTCCTTAATTAAGCGAGTTACATTAAATTTAGATACCCCGAAGGCGTATCTGGTTTATACTGGTTACGGTATCCAGCGACATCGTACGTCATGTCCGCTTTAAAACGCTTCATAAACTTAGCGGTCCTAAGGTGAAGCCAGTATATACTTATATATATCAAAAGTCAACAGTATAATGGTATATTTTAATAAGCACAAGATACCAAGATAAATACCATTATGAGGCATTGTATCGTTTAATTAACCACTAGAGATTTTTAATGGCAACCAAAAAAAGAGTTTTACCAGAAACACAAACTCACGAAAAAGAACCAAGATTACAACAACAAACCCATGCATTAAAAATAAGAATTGATGATTTAAAAACATTTCAACCATTAACAGATAATCAAAAGATTTTCTTTGATGCATATAAACAAGGTGATTACTTTGTTGCGTTACATGGTGTTGCAGGTACAGGTAAAACATTCTGTGCTTTGTATAAAGCTTTGGAAGAAGTTTTAGATAAATCAAACCCGTTCAATAAAATAATTATTGTTCGTTCTGCGGTACAATCAAGAGAAATTGGACATTTACCCGGTGATGTAACGGAGAAGATGGAAATTTTTCAACAACCATACCAACAAATTTGTGAAACCTTATTTGGTCGTAAAGATGCTTATCAACGATTGACAGAACAAGGACATATTGAATTTATTTCTACATCATTCATTCGTGGTATGTCATTCGATGATGCGATCATCATTGTAGATGAAATGCAGAACTTGACCTTTGAAGAAATTGATACCGTAATGACCCGTGTAGGTTATCGTTCTAAAATTCTATGGTGTGGAGATTATCGTCAGACCGACTTGAACAAGAAAAAAAACGATATGACAGGCATCTTGAGATTCTTTGATATTGCCATGCACATGAGTGCCTTTACTCGAATTGAGTTTACGGCAGAAGATATTGTCAGAAGTAGTTTAGTAAAAGAATATATTCTAGCAAAACTCAAATACGAAGATAATGAATAAAACCGGGGGTTAATAGGCCCCTGGTTTTTTACCAATATTGTATTTTGGTACTAATTGCCAGTCATCTTTCTCTTTATGTGAAAGAATTTTAATTTGGCTTAGAAAAATTGGTGGTGGGTTTTCAATTTGTTGTTTCCGCACAACAGTTATCAAACCCCAATCTTCCAGTAACTTCACAATGGCATTCCTACGAGATAAGTCATTTTCGGTAATGTCGGTTGGTTTACCATCAAGGGCAAACAACTCTTTAAAGTGGACAATATAGTATTGACCTCTTTTGTGTAGTATATGGCACGATTGAAATAAGGTTTGGTCTTTTTTAGATGCCACACCAATGCGTGTAAGAGTTTCACGGACTTTGAGAAAATCATCATTCTCATTCAAAGTCACTTCAACTAAATCAGTAATGTTAATCATGTTCCGCCTTTATCTGTTCTTCTTTTTATTTCAGCGATTTGTTCATCATTAAGAATACGCAAAGCTTCCTTAGCCTTCTGGTTAGAGTAACCGAAGTAGGTTTTTACGCAATCTATGTTCTTATCGGTCTCTGATTTCTGCCACGGTTGAAATTTCCGTTTCATTGACCTGATGGTATTTAGAAGATATTGATATTGAAGGTCTTTTTCCAACTCTGGATGAAGGTTCATCTCGTTGGCATATAGAACACAGTCCATATGGTATGATAAGGCACGATTGACCACAAAAGGAGTATAGTCTTTTGCATCAATGTCATCGTGTATTACAGACTTCTTAGTTTGAAGTATTGAGGGTATAATCTCCTTGAACAGATCCGGCATTATTTAAACTCACAATCCACCATAATCTCTGTCAAACAAGCAATCAGATTAATCTCCGCATCAGCAACAAAAGCTGCCTGGTATTGATACTTAGCAAGAATCAAGACCAATTGTGGAACAGATTGTGATTTTAACGGTTCATATAAACTGTCGTATAATTTTCGGAATATTCTGGCTGGGTCGTTATCAAGATTGTTTGTGACCCATTTTCTGGCTGAGGCAAAATCTTTATCTTTGAGAGCTTGGATTAAATCAGCAAGTTGTATATCACTAACACTACCAAGAATACCTTTATCAATTGTACCAGAAATTGAGTATCGCTGAAGTTCATTAAGAATCCTACGATTGTCTGGAAAGTGTTTTGTGATGACGGCTGCAACGACTTCTTTATCGTATGTGATGCCTTCTTGTGAAAGGATGTTCTCAACTCTTTTGAAAAGTTGTGCCGCCAGTTTTGGTTTAGAACCGTTGATTTTAAAATCGATAACAGAACAACGAGAGTGGATCGGATCGATAATCCGATTTTTGAAATTGCAAGTGAAGATGAATGAGCAGTTTGATGCAAATTCTTCAATAGCTCCACGCAATGCAGGTTGAGTTGAATTAGGATTAAGATAGTCGGCCTCATCAATGATAACAACCTTTCTACCGCCCATAAGAGAAACTGATGAAGCATAGTTTTTAATTTTGTTGCGAAGGACATCAATGCCAGACTCATCAGAGCCATTGATGATAATGTAATCGCAACCAACCTCATTACACAATGCTTTAGCAACTGTTGTTTTTCCAACACCTGCTGTACCAGATAAAAGAAGATTTGGTATTTCTTTTCTTTTAACGAACTCCTGAAAAGTTTCTTTGAGCGCATCCGGAAGAATACAATCTTCTATTCTAGCTGGTCGATACTTTTCGACCCATAATAAATGTTCCATTTCACATACTCCATAATATAATATACAACAAAAATACTACTCAATTTGGCCTTGCAGAATACCAACAACATCAATTTGTGATTCTTCTACAACGATATTACCGTTAGTTAATCCAACAACTGTTTTGCCTTTCATTTCACCGTCAGGCAAAACAAATACAACTACAACATATCTTGGATTAATGGCAACTTTTTGTTGGTTGGTTGCATCAGTAAAATATACTAACATAATTATCCTTCAAATTTAGATTCTTTGGATTCGGTTGCAACCCAATATTGAATATCAACAGATTTATTTTTGAATGTAGCCAATCCTTTAGCAGAGATTTCAACATCATAACCACCCGGAATCATTTTAAGATTGTCTGTCAAAAACACCATCTTGAAGTTCTTGCCATTGCCTTCACCAACTTCAATAGAGTTGGTATGTGCTGAATCATCTTTGGCATTGAAAGTAGTCAAAGAAATCTTATCACCTTGTGATTCAACTGCAATATGAGGTGATTGAAGAATAGAGGCAATCTTTAACAAATCAGAGAAATCTTCTTTGGTGAGAGTGAAAGTAACATCAACCGATGGCAAAGATAATTCTTTGTCTGGTGCGGTCACAATCATTTCTTTTGCTGTCTTACGATACTTAGTGGATTTTTTAGTACCGCTTTTAAAGATAACATTCTTATCATCAAATTCAATTTCGGTATTATCGAACATTGAATGTACCGACAAAAACTGATTCAAATCATACACACAAAAGTCTTGTGGAAAATCATCTTTCAGAGTGGCTTTGGCAAGAACAGTTTTGCCGGATGACATGGTACGAATTGTATTGCCTTTTTTAAACTCAATGCCTTGATTGATACTGGCAAAGTTTTTTAATACGGATAGTGTTTCACTGGTTAACTTCATTTGATTCTCCATTATGTAAAAGTCCTTTTATCATACTACATTCTAAAATAGAAGTCAAGTTATTCTTTGGAATACTTAACATCATGTTCATATAAAAACATTAAACAACACATGGCGTGTGCCAAGTGATGTAGTCCAGATTCGGTATCAAACTTCTCGCCTTCTTTCCAAGCCCATACATGGCGTTGTAAGGCATCAAAATATCTACGCTTTGAATCAGGTACTTTTTGCCAATTATCTCTCTCATATTTTTGAGCACCAAAAGTTAAAACTTCTGCAAGAGATTTTAAAGCAAGTGGTGGAACTAAACCATATTCTAATTTACCGCCATCAAATTTACGACCTTTGTTGTCGATTACAGCATCTTCGTATCCTGGATGATAAGGCGCTTCTTCAACAAATTTGTTCATTACATTTCTCCAACATAATTAGCAACAGCTGGCATATCTCCTTGGAAGTGATAGGTGCCAATATGTGATGTTCTCATCCATGGACATAACCAGATTGAACCACCCATCTTACGCCACATCTGACAGAACATATAATCTTCTGATAGGTAACGATCCGAGCCGCCACCAACAATACTATCTTTTGTATCAATAACCGTATCAAAGAACGCATGAATGTATCGTGTGCCATCGAAATTCGCTTGGCCAACATGGTCTGGTTTGTATCGAATCATTGGATATGCTTGCTCCATTTTGGCAAACACTTCACGTTTAATCATCATGAATCCAGTACCAATTTCTAATACTTCCAATGGTTGTGTTACTGAAAACTGTGCGGTGCCTTTGACAGGATTAAACACATAATCACCAGTAACTTTTTCTAGTGTTTGTGATTCGATATCGGGATTTCTTTCTAACGCTTTCTTAACTGATTTCCATTTGATTGCTTTCTTTGGATATGGACCACCTGAAACTTCCTTGTCGAGTGCCAATAAAGCAATTACATCTTGTGGATTAAATGAGATATCAGAATCTAGAAATAGCATATGTGTGCAGCCTGAACGGTGAATAAATTCATCGACCAAATAGTTTCTTGCACGAGTAATTAATGATTCATTGAAAAGAAATGAAAATTTAATCTGAATGCCATATTGAAAACATAATCCTTGTAAATCTAAACAGGCCTTCATGTATAGACCATGATTCATACCGCCATACATTGGTGTGGCGACAAATAGGCTTTTTGTTTGTAGTTCTTCTTTTTTAATTGAAATTTCCATTTGTTCTCCGAAAAATAAAAAAAAGGGGTAACCACTTTCGTGGAAACCCCTCACATCAAATCAGATTAAACTGACTGAACACGAACACCGTTAGCACGGCATTGAGCTTTGAAAGACTTGCTTGGTGTACCTAAACGATACACAGTCTGCACTTCGCCACCGATGTTTTTCTTGTTACCATAGATTGCGTAACCTTCTTGGCGCAACTCAGAGATGCGAGCAGAAACATTAGTGATACCAAAACGGCGTTGAGCTTGTTTGGTTGTGAATGTGTTGTAACCTTCTGTTTGTGTCAAAGCGTTCAACATTTTTTCTTTAGCTGATAATTTAGCCATTTTTAATACTCCATAGTAAAGTTAATAATAAAATCTCGTCAACATCTTCAACGAGTCCACATAGTATATCATTATGTAGTGTGTGTGTCAAGCATATTTGCGGTATACTTGATTATCTGCCAACTTGTGGCAAATACTTTGCCTTGGTATCTTCCCAAGACAAGTATATTAGGTCATCATAGAATAAAGAATCGTATGAAACGGTATTCTTTTTCTGTAATTGCCTAATACGACCCTTAGCATATTTGCTTTTCCAAATATTAGCAAGGGTTTCTTCACTGGTATCAAACGACTTTACCAGTTCAGAATCAGTAATCTCCTTGCGGAGAAATTCATTAGTGTTGTTATAGAGTGGACTAAAATAAATGCCACGTTGGTGTTCGGTACGAATCAATTCTTTTGGTATTTGCAATTTAGAATATGCAAAATTTAAAGAACGGTTCTTATGGTCACGCTTGAGTGGAAGACCTTGGGTATTCTTGGCTTCCCACCATTCAAAATATTTACGAGTATGATTCTCTTTAATCCAATCAAATACTATTTTTTTAGTTGCTCGACTTGGTTCGAAAGCCACAGAACCAGAAGAAAAACCCATAGGATTCCAATGTTCAAGGCCATCATACTGCGAGAGGCCTCCAACTTTTGTTTTTCCATAGAGTGACGTTGTAGTAACCCCAACAAGAGTGTCTCCATATTGACGCTTCCAATCTTTTTGAACTGTATCAGATAAACACATTAAGGCAAGTAACTTACCACCCATGTAATTAAAACCCAATGGTTGTAACGGAACGATGGTGGATCCAATTGCGGTGTGATTAATCATGTGTTGCTGTGTCTTAACATCTCTCGACCATCCGATGGCGTTATCTCTCGGAGTCAAGTCCAGAAAGTCTGAGGAGATACAGATAACACCAAGGTATTTGCCTGTTACCTCATCAGTTAAAACATAAAACAAGTTACGACCAATGTTACTATTATTCTTCATAGTGGAAGAAAAAGTGCGTATGGCATTCCATCTTTCGGCATCAGGACCATTTGATAAAACCATAACAGGTTTTAAATTTTCATAATCATCAGGTGATTGTGGTACCCAAAAGTTTGATTTAACTTTATCAACTAGTTTCTTTTGTTCAGGATCCACCATTTGAACTTCAGTACCAAACAAGGTAGACACTTCATGAACAGGATATCTTTCTTTTACTTCACACCATTTTTGATATAAAGTATATTCACGAACATCCATTTGAGAAGCATATGTCAAATCCTTAATCAGGACTTCTTTCATATTATCTTCATCGATATGGTCAAACTTTTCGGCAGGATTTTTATCTTGCCAGTCTTGCCATTGTTTCTCAACGAATTCTATAGGTGTTGCCATTATTTTTTAATCTTACTCAAATTTTTCTGCATCTTCTTAACCATCTTAAAGAGTTTATCTCTTTTCTTCATGGCTACCTGAAACGCCAAAGGTTTAACACGACTAGTATACACGATTCCATTCATATGGTCAAGCTCATGGAGAAAACAACGAGCAGATATACCAACTAGTTTGGTACTTCTAATCTCTCCATTGAAGTCTTGGTATTCAACCATAATTTCTTTCGGTCTACTAATCCTTAATGACAGTAGAGGATAAGAAAGGCATCCTTCATCCATCAATGACATTTCATCCGATAAGGAAATAACTTTTGGATTAAAAAATGCCACATATTCATCACCAGCACCCATCACAAATACTCTATGTTTAAATCCACATTGATTGGCAGATAAACCAAGACCTTTATTTAATTTGCAAGTTTCTACCAATGTGGAAGCAAACTCATTTGGACTTACTGGTGGATTAACAAAATCAAATTCTGGTAAAACCTCATATAATGCTGGATGATTTTCTGGTACCAATGTAAATGTTTTTACCTGTTGCATTAACGGTTTATTTTGTACCGCTGCTTCTGTATCAAATATAATTGTATCGCTCATTTTTCAACCTGACTAAAATTATTTACTTTCTTAAATTTAATGACCGAACGGAACTTATCAAACAGTTGGTCACCTTTGTGTGAGATAACAAACACATTAGTATCTGTTCCCATTTCATGAATCAACTTCAAGAATTCTTCTGTGCCTACTGTATCTAAACTAGAATCAAATACTTCATCCAGAATTAACAGATTGGTATTGGTAGAATTCTTTAGTTTAGCAATTTGACGCCATGTGAATAGTAGTGCCAAATCAATACGCATCTTCTCACCTTCAGAGAAATTGGCATAACTAAATTCATCACGGTGTCTGGACTTAATTGTTTCTTCAAACGATTCATTAATATTGAAGTTGACAAAGAAGTCCATTGCAGTCAAATACTTATTAATCAGTTTATTCATGATAGGTAAGTATTGACGAATAATCTTTGTTTTGATGCCAGTATCTTTCAATAAGGCACCAGCAAATTCATAGTATTGTTTCTCTGTGGAAAGTTCTTCTTGCTTCTTAATCAATACACCAAGTTCTTCTCTGAGTTCTTTCAACTTGGCATTTTCATCTTCAAGACTATCTTTATGACTGGTCAGTTCTTCCACTTCTCTCTGTAGTTTTGTGACGAACTTATTAATTGCTGATATTGTTGAATTGTGTTTAACCACTTCGTTGTTGTGTTCGGTGATGTGTTTAAGACCATTCTGAATTTGTTCGATTCGTTTGCTCGTTGCATCAATCTGAGCATTGATATCTGATAAGGCTGTGGTAACCTCTGACTTTGTATTTGTGAGAGTAGAAACTTGTTCTGTTCGAAATTCTTCTTTGATTCCTTGTTTACAGGTTGGACAATCAGAATGTTCTTCATAGAACGATACCTCTTTATCAATCTTTTTAATTCTGGATTCTAGTTTAGACTCCAATTGTAACAGTTTGGAACTTTTCTTTTGAACTGATATCTGGTCGGCAATCTTACTCTGCAACACATCAATATGTTTTTGAATTAACTCAACATTCTTTTCCAATGTAAAGATTTGATCCACAGAATCGGCAATTTCTTTACGCTTCTTGGTAATCTCCTCATCAGAACGGTTCTTATGTTCTTCAATACTTTGTTTTTGAAAGTTAATCTTCTCAGATGTCAAATCCATTTCATATTTGTTTTTAGATGAAATGTCTTTTATGATGGCCATCTTTTCTTTGACAACACCATTCATAGAGGAGAAGATTTGAATATCTAACAAGTCCTCAATGATTGCTCTGCGGTCAGCAGGAGATAGTTGCATAAATGGAACAAACGAGGCCGAGCCAAGAATGACCACTTGAGTGAAAGATTTATAATTTAATTTGAGAATAAACTTTTCTAAATGTTCTTGGTAATCTACCGCTTTTGCATCTTGATTAACGAGAACATCATTACAATAGATTTCAAATGTATTTGGTTTGATACCACGAATCACCTTGTATTGTTTCTTACCAATGGCAAATTCAATCTCTACAACAGCAGCCTGAAGATTGATGGAGTTTACAAGTTGTGGTTTATTGATTTTACGAAATGGTTTACCAAAAAGACCAAAACACAAGGCATCCAATATAGTGGACTTACCCGCACCATTATGACCAATGATGAGAGTGTTTGGTGATTTTTGAAAGTTAATTTCTGTAAATGTGTTGCCAGTTGATAAGAAGTTCTTCCAACGGACTTTCTGGAATGTAATCATGCCTGTTCTTGGTTCAATGCCTCAACATACAGTTCTTTTAATACTGTTTTGAGTTTGTCATTATCAATATGTTCTTCTTTAATACCATCCACAAACTTATTAATAATTGTGATGGTATCTTCAGCTTCATTAATCATATCATCATCTACGCCTTCTGTCAAGTCAGTAAAGTCTTCCGCAATGGTAATATCGACCGGATTAATCTTGTATAATTTGTCCATGAACCGGTCAAACAGATGTGGATTAGTTTTGTTGACTACCACTACCTTTACATATGTTCCGGTATACTTGTCTAAATCTTTGGATAACATCTCAGAAATGCCAGTTTCTTTATCATCATATGTAATACGATGAAACATTATATTGGGGTTCTTAATAAATTCCAAATCAAGAGTAACAATATCAAACAAATGAAAGCCCCTCGGATCATTATAATCCTGCCAGGTGAGTTCGTAAGGATTGCCAAGATAACAGATATTATCTTGATTTGAACGATGGTGATAGTGACCTGAAAAAACAATATCAAACTTTTTAAATATTCCACGGTTTAATCCTTCTTGCGATGGCATACCACGATGCATGGCAAAGCCGGCAATTTCAAAATGCCCCATGCAAATATTGGCATCGGTGTCAGACAATACAAACATTGAATCGTCATGATTATCAGGACAAATCCAAGGCATCATACAAATAGGATACTTTTCATTATCCAACCATATTGTGGTTGGTTTATCAATCACATTAACATTGGTATATTCTTTAAGTAATAGGTCTACCGAATTAACATCATTGGTATTTTTGAAGTAAGTATCATGATTACCTGCCAACATATGAACTTGAATGTTCCGTTTGGCTAACTCATCAAAGAACATCTCCTTGGTTCTTTTCAAGGAGTAAAAATTTACATATTTACGGCGGTCAAAAGTGTCCCCAAGTATGAGGACAGTATTAATACTATTACTGTCAAGAGTAGGAAAGAATGTATCTTTATAGAACTTCTCATAGTAATCTAAGAAATGAGGCGAATCGTTTCTAGCGCCGAAATGTTGGTCCGTTATTACTGCTATCTTCATATTGTTTAATCTCAATTACCGAATCAAGTGGTTGTTGGTTGGCAAATATAGTTGCCTCATGCAATGTGTCAAAAGATTTAAATCTTACAGCTGAACTTGCCAAATAATACGAAACTTTATACATTATATCATTCTCCTAAAAACTTTTCAAGCCCTTTTGTTTTCTTTGCCGTTGCAATATCCTTCTTTACCTTTTTTGCATCTTCATATGTTTCAATAAATTCGGCAATGTTATCATACAATTCAAACTGTTTGGAGGTACCATCTTCAAACTCCATTAACTCAAATTCATCCAATATACCCATTTGTTCTGTGGCTTTATACTTAACATAGGTTTGTTTCTTTTCTTTGGAGATTCTTCGTAGAAAGGCAAAATAGATGATTTGTGTAAAATAGGCAAATGGATTCTTAGACTTGGCTGGATCAAAGTTATCAAAGTATTGTAAACAGTTTTCAATGCCATCTGACATCATTTCATCTCGGTAGGTATAGTTGATGAAGTTTGGCTTATGAGATAAACCTTCGGCAATTTTCATAAAGCACTCACCAATATAGTTTGGAATGGCCGGAGGAGATTTCTTTTCTTTCTTTGCCAGTTTACAAGACTCTTTATAATCTACTAGAGCCTTGAGGAAATCTTCGTTATTGATGTAGTGTTTTTGCTTAGCCATAAAATATACCATTAAAAGTTGTTGACAAAGGGCTTGACAAAGTGTATAGTTCTCGGTGTCCCCCTTTGATGTTAATATTAATCAATGTAATACCTGTCCTTCTGAATCATCCAATGCATCCATAATATCATCAATTTCTTCATCGGTCATTTCATCTGTTAATTCTTTTGCCTTCATAAGAGATTTAATCTTTTCCACAGTATTTACATAATACTCTGCAAACTCATCATTAGGTTCAAATATTGTAAGCACATCACAAGATTTAATTGTGATTTCATTTTTCTTAATCAACTGAACTGGCAACCAATGTGACATGACTAAACCATTCTCATGTCCTCGACTTGTAATAGCCACAGACATTGGTTCTGTAATTTGGATATCATCAATTGGTAGTTTCATTAAATCTCCAATAATATCTTCACCATTCTTTAATCGAACTATCTTTATCATTTTTTAAGTCCTATTTTATATATTTTGAATGGAAACTGTTCTTCTGTGTAAATCTTAACTCGTTCAACAAAATGCTTTAATGTGAAATTCATATGTTTTTTATATCTTAAATCATCTGCTATGTCGTAGAGGACAGCTTTTGTTTTTCCTTCACTCTGTCGTAAGCCTCGTCCAATGCTTTGCAGATTGCGAACCCTCGATTTAGATGGGCTTGCAAATATAATGTTATGCAAGTTCCTAATATTAATTCCAGTAGAAAAAGTCCCAAAACTAGCCACAACAATAGCATCTTGTTCTATCTCCATAATTCGTCTAACTTCTTCTCTATCATTGGCATCTACACCACCGTGGATAAAGAATACTTTTCTATCACCAATGTTCTTGGTATCTCTAATCATATCATACAGGATTTGACCATGTTTGTCAACCATTTGATATAATATTAATGTATTATTACCTAAGCTAACTGCAAGATTCTTAATGAATTTATTTCTATTTTCGTTTGCAATTAGATACTGTATTTCTTCTTGATAAGTTTTATCTTTTATCTGTAGGCAAGCTTCATCATCATGTTTTAAAACTAAACACTTAATTTCAAAATCTGAAACTTGCTGTTTATCTATTAGTTCTTTTGTGGTGATTACCTTTTTGACTGCACCAAATAAACCTTCCAATACCAATTTGTGTGTTTTAGTACCATCTAAGGTACCTGTAAGGCCTATTCTGTATTTAGCATTTATACAGGATGTAAGTATTGTGGTTAAAGACTGAGCCTTAAACAGATGTGCCTCATCACCAATAATGTAATCAAATTGGTGAAAGTATTCTTTTGGAAGTTTATACAGAGATTGCCATGTAGAAATGGTAAGTGGTTTATCAGTATCTTTTTCTTTGCCTTGATAGATGCGGTGAATATTGGTCATTTCACCATCATTATAATCACCAAAGTCTGAATACAATTGTTCAACTAATGATGTGGTAGGAACAATTACAAGTCCTTTTAAATTTTGAAACTCCAATAACTGCCGAAAGATTAGATAGATGATAAGAGATTTGCCAGATGCCGTTGGTGAAACCAATAACGCTCGGCGTTTTTGCATGGCATGAATATAGGCATCCAATTGATGTTCTCGTATTTCAATTGGTTCGCCACGGGAATGAATGTTTAAAGAATCAATAAACTTTTTGGCATGATAGACTGAACACTCATCTTCAATATCTGGCCTTGGATCACCATAATCAAATTTGTAGTTTCTTTCTTTACAAAATTCTTCAATATATGGTAATAAACCAAGGTATACTTGGCTTGTTTGTAAATTATATAATCGAATTTTTCCATCCCAAACTCGATTGCGGTATGCAGGAACAAATTGATAACCAGGAACAAAAAAGGTAAAGAATTCGGATAACTCTTTTGATATGTGTTTCTCACAAGTTATCTTGGCAAATACTTCATCTTTTTTGGATATTATAATATCATTGTCCGCCAATGAACTTCTCCCATGAAATGAAATCTCTCAGTTGCCAAGTTCTTTGTTTTAATTCATTCATCACCGATTCTAAAACCGAAACACATTCTTCATGGTATACTTTCTTTTCCAACATCTTAATTAAATCATCATCGCCTTCTAAGTAGGCATTAATGTCGGACTTTAATACAAACTGAAATGGTTTCCAACCACGAGATTCTAATTCTTCTTGGTCTAATCTGCCATTATAGTAATCAATCTTAATTTTACGCAGGCGTAGATAATCAAAGTGTGCCTTCTTGGCAGCAATTTTGTGTTTTGTTAAAATGGAGAGATACTTATTGTGTAGAGTAGGTATACGCAGAAGTTCTTTACCAGGTTCTGTCTGGTCCATTTCTGCATCTTTTTCCCAATACTTTAATACTTGTTCTAGATTTTCCATAATATAATAAAAAAGTTATCCTAAACCTGTATAATATCACATATATGTTATGTTGGCAATACTTTGTGTTAATTAAACTGGTATAAATTTAAACTCATCATATACAAATGTGGCATCGGCAGTAATAACATCATCCGCTGACATTCTTGTATCAAAGTTGATATCCGATAAAGAGACCGGAAATACATTGGTGAACTGAACACGAATTACAGGATTGTTTAAGTTGTTCAGTACCGTTAGAGTGGCATCTGAGTATTGTTTCTTGTCTTGCTTAGTATACTCATTTTGTAATGCCGTTTTGAGATTGCGTTCTTCAGTACCATCTGGTGATGCAAAAGAACGAAACCAATCATATAGATTTTGCCATGAAAGTACCGCTTCATCCACCAAAAAACTAACATTCAAATTGTTGAAGGTCATTTGGTTACCAGGCGAGTATACAGTCAGACTTGGAAAGTTGATTGGGGCCTGTCCTACACTCACCCCTGGTATGTTTACAGACTGGCAGAAATAAGTGGCAGAACCTATCCTATCAAAGGTTAAAAGGTACTTTGTAGGTTGAAGTAGATTGGTGTTTTGAGGAGTTCTAGTTAATACGGACATAGTATTTCTCTAATAAGATATACAGGTATTTAGGTCCAAAAAAAAGAGACCTCCGAAGAGGTCTCTTGAAATGTCATTCTTGCGATGACTTTTTTTATTACATCAAGTTCTTGACACCGAAAATACGATAGTATTTGTTGGTACGAGCATTCAAACCACCCAAACCAGCGCCTAGACCTTCTGCGAATGGGTTTGATACCATTCCGTAACGAGTCTTGAAACCAATCTTTGGTTGGAATGTATACTGGTCTACAGCACGAACCATTTGCAATGGAACGTATGGGCAATAGAACAAACCAGCATCGTATGGTGAAGAACCTTTGTAACCGATAGTTACGAGTTCTTGGTTAGATGTGTATCCACCGAAGTATGGGTCAATGTAAACCTTGATACGACCGTGTAACAAACCAGCAAATGTGTTGCCTGTGTCATCTACTTGCAAGTCAGCTTGGAGAGCAGGAGTATATTGCAATACACCAGCCATTGCCATAGCAGAAGCAACGTCAGAAGAAACAATTAACACATTACCTTTTCCACGGCGAGTTTGCTTAGCAATTACGTTAGCATCACGCTCGATTTGGAAAATTAGACCTTTGAAACGCTCAACTGACCAACGACCGTTTGAGTCTGTATCTAAGTCAAAGAAACCTGCTGTTGTTGTACCATACTGAGCACCTGGAACGGCAACAGTATAGATGGTACGGATAACTTCACGGTTGATTTCAGCGAGAACTTCTGTAGACAGAATGTTTGACAATTCTGTTTCAGCGTCAAGACCATGAATTGCTTTCAAGTCTTGTGCGAGTTCTAGTGAATACTCGGCCTTTAATGCACGGCTTTGAGCAGTTACAGTAACTTTCTCAATAGAGAAGGCCATCTGTGCAAATGCTGTGTTACCGTCAGAACCAAGGTATTCAGCAGTAGCTGTTGGCATTCCAATACCAGTTGTATAGCTGTTAGCGGCCAAAGTTGCAGAAACAATAGGATTTGTACCTGTGTCAGTTGCAGTTGTACCACGGAAACCGTATGGGTTGTTAGCAGAACCAACACCAGAGAACATTGTGTTCGCTTCGTTGAAGAACGCCTCATCGCCACCTTGGTTAACATACTTAGCACGCATTGCAAAAATCAAACCGGTAGGACCAGTCATTGGCTGAACGCCAGCAACGTCATAAGCGATAAGATTTGGTAATGCACGGCGAACCAAAGAAATCAAGATTGGGTCAAAGTTTTGAACACCACCAGTTACGTTTGTAGGACCTGGATCAGCTTCGTTCAAAGCAAGACGGTCTTGACGCATTGCTTGTTGTTGGTTTTCCAAAACAAGAGCTGTTACAGCTTTCTTGTATGGGTCTTTGATGGCTTCGAGTTCTGGATGCTCAAGAACAGGCTGCCATTTCTTTTGTAGTTCTTCTGTCAAATACATTTTATTTCCTTTTTATATGTATTATTTGGTTAATTACTTAACCATGGTTTGTGAAATGGTTTTTGCATACATATTGATAGATGGATCATCAGAGATAGTTTTCTCTTTCTTTTCTTCTTCTACCAATACTTCGTCTAAAGCAGATGAATCAGCAACTTTAACATCAGACTTGAAATATGATTCTTTCAATGTTGACATTTTAGTACCAAATTCTTCATCAGTAGTGAACTCCACACCTTCTGCAAGTGATTTCAGCTTTTCTACTTGAGTCTGCGTAAGGCCTTCACAAGCTGCGTAAATAGCCTCAAACTTCTTGTGCTCATTGAGTTCTTTTTTCATCTCAATGGCAGATTTGATTTGTTCGTTGTAAGCTTCTTCAAGTTCTTCAACTTTAGAAGTGAGTTCTTCAACAACATCTACCTTGTCGGCAGGAATGTCAATGTAATGCTCTTCAAACAAACCTTTTAGTCCTGTAATAAAATCTTCAACGATTTCGGCACGGAGACCTTTTTCGATTGCGATTTCATTGTCTTTGACCCATTCTTCAACCATGTAGTTGAGATAGTCATCAACCTTAGCAGCCAAATCTTCTTTAACTTCTTCAATGGCAGCTTCAAATTGTTCCATCAATTCTGTTTCGGCTTCAGCAATAACTTCTTCAGCACGAGCAAGAACGGCAGCTTCAAAAATGGTAGTTGCTTTAGAAACAAATTCTTCAGAAAGATTTTCGCCTGTAAACATGGCGTCCATATCTTCTTTCATTTTTTCTTTCATTTTCATTTTTTTCATCATTGCCTTATCTTGTGCCTCATCTTCGTGACCTTCTTCTTTTTCTTCAGCCACAACTTCTTCGTCAGATTCGGTTTCTTCGTATTGTTGAACACCAACAGAACCTTTGTTTAAAGGCATTTGGTTTTTGCCAGACTTACCTTCTGGTTGTTCAATTGCAACACCATCAGATTCTTGTGGTTGACCTTTGAGCTTCTTCGCTGGCTCAGAACCAACAGGTGGTTGTGCGCCAGGAGGTGTAGCTGATGGTGTACCTTTTGTGTAGTCAGGCAGTGAATCAGTACCTTTAGTTACTGGACCACCAACATCTACTTCACCGGTGCCATAAGCTACATCACCAGATAGTTTTGCTGGTTTATCTTGGCCACTTTGTTTACCAGAAACATTACCCGAAAGAATGTCTTTAGCGGCTTCGGACAGATTAAATTTTCCCATTTTGAAAATCTCCTTGATTTATATTGGATATTTATATTTAAAGTTTTTTGACGAGTGATTCCCAAATGCGTAGACTTACTTTTTCTATATCCGCCTTAGAAGCTTCTTGAATCATCTTCTTGGCCTGAGTATATTGTTGTTCAGTCCATACACCGTTTACCATCACCCATTCTTTGCCTTCCATGATACCTTGAACGAAAGCATTTGGAGCAGAAGGGTCTGCTACAATATCCGCCGCTGTGGCTAGATGAAAATCATCTTGAACTATGTTAACACCATTAACAGATTTAAGAGAACCCATACCACGGGAGGACACACCAATTTGTGCACCACCTTCGATAAGACTCTTAACTATGTTACCCATAGGTGTGTCAAGAATTTTTGCTTTGCCTATCCAATCATTACCTTCTTGACGGAGACCCACGACCATGTGAGATACTCTGTCTAGATTGATAGATGGGGTGTCTGGATGACCCAGCTCACCAAAGGCACGGTTTTTATTAATATATTGTTCTGTATATCTGTGTACTTCTTTGGCCATGGTCTCTTTGAGATATTTTCGGCCATTACGGTTTATCACTTCTGCTTGGAGAAATGGACCTTCGATAAACAAAGTTTTCTTGCCGTCTTTTTCTTCAGCAAGATATTGTAATGATTCGGTGACTTCTGTTATTAACTTCATTGTAGCCCCATTGCTTTTCGTTTTCTTAATGTCATCGTTCTTTTTCGTAATGCTTGTCTTAACTTAGAACGCCTTTTAAACTTGGAACGCCGTGCTGCCATTTTACGGTGCCTGCGTTCTTGTGGTGACATTCTTATAAGTTTGCCTCCACGAATTGTAAAACCTGGTACAGCCGACTTCTTAACTCTCCGTTGAATTTTTCCAGCACGGAATCTTACACGAATAAGTTTAGTTCTTCCCATCCTTTGCACATTGGCTTCAGACAGTTCTTCTTCAACTTCAAAATCATCATACATTTCAGCCGCCAAACGCAATTTAACTTGGTTAACTTTCTCATTAACCAAATCTTGTATGCGTTGATTCAAAACTTCTTTTGCTTCAACTATTTTATTTTGTAATAGTTTGGAAACAAAATTTTGCATTAAGTTCTCGATGTTGGTGTTACACCATATGGAGGATAGTTAAATGCAGCTGGATCAGTAAACTGGCCAGAACTATAGAAACGATTGTCTTTATGTAATTCAATAATTAATGTGTAAGCAGCATTAGCAGTAGTACCAACGGTTGTAATTGTTACATTGCCTGTAGGACCAACGGCATTATTTGTAATTGCAGGCAATTGATATTGTGGATTTGTATCACCTGAACCAACACCTAATGCATAAATTGTGGCATCAGTAGTTGTGCCTTGCCATTTTAACTGTAAGTGACCAACTTCTGCATCAACATTATAGATAACACGAGAAATCGTAAATGCTGAATTAGCAAAACCAGGTGCAGTTGTGTTACCTGTTTGATAAGGTAAATTATTAGCATTTAAAGCACCAGACAAAGCTCGTGGATCAATAACAACTGTTAACGCTTCGTTTCCGCCAGCGGCATCAAAAATACCAACCCGTTTAATTACGGTGCGTTTTGTTGTATCGACTAAAATTTGTGTGCTATTTGATGTTGCCATTTTTTTATCCTAATTAATTTTCGGTTTCTTCGTCCATGCTACCTGTTGAGGACCATTGCATAGATGTATATGGAACTGTTACATATTTATTAATCTTATCCACATAGTAAAGAGCCACTCTTTGATTGTTTGGAAACTGTCTAATAGACTTTCGTTTCATAATCAAAACGGCAGGAGGATCCATAGGCAAACCATGGTCTTCCTTCTCGTTTAAAGAGCGTAGTTCTTTAAGTGTTTTCACCTGAATTATCCTCTGATTGCGATTCTTCTTCTTGAGCAAAAATATTTTGCGCTACTGCTTGTTTAGCTGCACCTAAATGATTCATCACACGGTCATGAATATCAGCATATAATGCATCACGCATTTCTTTAGCGTTATCTTCTGCCGCATAATCTATAATTTGTCTTGTATCTGCCATTTTATCTCCAATTTAAATATTTATAATATTTGTTTCAATTTAACAAATGTACCAGGTGACTTTTCTTCTTGTGCCTGATTCTGTTGCGCTTCTTTCTTTTGCAGTTCCATTTGGTGTTCTGCATCAACCGGATTCATTGGTTGGCTTGGTACTTGTGACATTAGTTGTTGTTGTGCCACATCATTCATAACACCAACTGGTAAACCCATACCAATTTCTTTTTCTTCATCAATCTCAGTTTGCATTTCTTTAATTTGGTCATCTGTCAAACGCAATACATTACGTTGAATCCATGCTTGTGAGAAGTAACGACCTGTATAAGGATCTACAGATGATAAAAGAGATAATCTTTCTCTCATCAATTCAGCATCTTTTAGTTCACTAAAGTTATTGTCTTTAATAAAATCATAATAGATGTGTTCTTTAAACTGATCCCACTCATCAGCGGTACAGATACCTTTTAATACACATTGAACTCGTAATGCCTGATTAAAAATATCAGAAAATTTATTACGCAAACGGTCAACAAACTTTGCAAATTTTAATTCGTCACGAGTTACTTCTGCAACACGACCAATTGAGAATCCTTGATTTGGTTCTAAACGAGAAATAGGTACACTTAATGAGTTATATAATTTCTTTTGAAAGTATTTAACATCTTCCAACTCACCTAAGTTTTGACCACCAGGTAGTGTAGTAATCTCTGTGCCTTTTCCACCTTCACGGCGAGGCAACCAAAAATCTTCCATCATAGATAAGAATTTACGGTCATCACGGACTTCACCAGTCTGTGCATCATAGACCAACTTGTTCTTATACTTGACCATAATATCACGCAGATATTGTTCGGCCTTTAATTTAGGTAAATTACCTACATCAATATAAAATATACGGCGTTCTGGTGCTCGTGAGATACGGTAAATAACTGTTGCATCTTCAATCATACGCAACTGATTAAGTGGCTTAATTGCTTTGTGTAGATAAGATAACACTACAGCACGGCGAGAGTCCATCAAACCTGAAACAACAGAAACAATCGAATCTAATGTAATACGAACACCAACTGGACCATAACTAGAAGAAGAACCAGACACCACTTTGTCATTAAAAATATAGTATTCATTGAATACATCTACAATCTCTGCACCTGTTCTTTCATCTTTTTTCTTTTTAAGTTCACGAACTTTACGCAGTTTGCGTGGGTCAATATATCGTAATTCTTTAATACCAGCAATTGGATTTTCTTTATCTATAAGCACATTATAATATAACCTGCCATCAATATAATAACGGCGGAAAATATCTTGTGCCATATGCTTATAATTAAGCAAACGCAATATGGTATGAAATTCTTCTTTAATTGCTTTTTTAATTTTTTCTGGTTGGTCTAAATCGTCCAACACAATCTCAATAATTTTACCATCATCATCTTGCACAATGGCTTCGTTCATAATATCATCAATAGCTGATTCAATCTCTGGTTGCATTGCCATTTCACGATAACGAGAAATGAGCTCTACTTCATTCTTTGCGGTGCCATCTAGGTCAACATATGTACCATAGTAAGCGGCTGAGGAAATGGTAAGAGCACCATCTTCATTTGAAGGTGGTGTAAAAGAAGGTTGTTGAGCTTGCTCATCTTCTGTTTTCCTACGAGCAATCTCAAAACCAAAGAGGGAAAATTTATTAGTGGCTGCCATATTTTATATATTCCAATTCAATTAAACATAAATGAGGGACCTAAGTCCCTCAAACAAAAACATATTAAGTAGTAGTATTTGATTCCCAATATTGGAAAGCGAACGTTGCTGAATATTCTTCAATCACATCGTTAGAACCCCAATCTAAATCAATTGGTGCAACATCAAGTGGGAATAAACCTACAAACTTATAAGATTTCAATTCGTTACCAGATTTACCATATTGCGTAACTACTGCATCGACTGTATAACCTGATGGGTTAACTGCTGATCCATTACGCACATTTCCAGTATGACTGTTGATTGCGTTCATCCATGATTCGAGAGCGTTACGAACTACAAAGTCCTCGTCATTGATAATCTGTAATGTCCAGTCTGTGAAGGTACGATTGCCAGCAAACTTTAATTCACGGCCAAAGTAAAACACAGGCACAGTACCCACGGTAGAACCTGGTAACTGTGCTGTTTTTGCCATGAATGTTGTTTTCTGAGCAGCGGCTGTGCCGTTTGTTGCAACTGTTGGGAATGTTAAAGAGACCTGAAATAGATTGGGACGGGCACCGTCACCAATCATATTTGCTCTAAATTCTGCTACATTGAATGCCATTTGTTTTCTCCTATATCGTGGTTATTTATTAAGCTGCACCAACGATTGTTGTGAAGTCAACACCAGTTCCAACTGCAACAAAATTCAATTGGATGAAGTTGATAGAACGAGCAGGCTTGATGTAGATGTCACCAACAAACTGGTTAGTATCAATGATTTGCGCTGTATTATTTGTAGTATCACAAACAACACGGAAGTCATAGATACCACGGCGACCTTGGACATCTCGTAAGAATGGAGTTACTAATGCCACAAATTGAGCACGGGTAAATTCATCATTAAACTCAAATAACGAGAACTGAGCAGCCTGAGAAATTGCTTTTTCAAGAACAATAAACAATCTACGGACATTAATACGGTCAAATGCGGATGGTTTATTTTGTAGTGTCTTATCACCAAACAGAACAATACCTTGACCAGGGAAAGATACAACTGGATTTACGCCAGCAGCATATAACACATCTCGTTGTGTTTTATTTGGATTCCATGCCAGTTTAATAGCATTTTTAATTTGACCACGATTGAAACCAGCTGGTGAGAACCATGGATCACGAACTGTATCGGTATTAACGCAGAGTCCAGCCACATCACCATTTAAAGGAATATAACGATAGACATTGTTATACTTGTCATACATATATTTGTAACCAGAATCGGCTACAACATAAGAACTGGAACGAGCCAAACTTGTTAACCAAGCTTGAATACCTGCTGTTGGAGTGGTACTAATATTGTCAATCGCAGTTCTTGGAGGTGAAATAAATGCAACACAATCTTTGCGAGAATTAACAATATTGTCAATTACATATTGTTGAATTGTTACATTAGCAGCACCAGTTAATACCAATGAAATATCAATTGTTTCTTTATTAGCAAACAAACCATAAGCAGTTTGAACATTTCCATCTGTGGGTTGAGTATCAGAACCACCAGATAATGAAATTTGCTGATTTGTGGTCAAATTAATAAATGTTGTATTTGCAGCCGTTGTTCCCCAATTAGCATTGGTACTTGAATAACTTGGAGGATCAATAGCGTAAACATAATTTGAACCGTTAAAAATTACATTTTTATAATAGTTTGTATCACCATTAATTGAAGCATCAGATGCTTTTGATACAAATCCATAAGTTTCTAATACAGTACCTTGTGCGCCTGTAAATTTGCCATCAGCATCAACAACAACAATGTGCATTTCATCGTTAGAACCGCCAACAGCTTGTGCATATGCTGATGTACCAGGAGCAGAAGTAAAATAAGAACTATATGTCCAACTGCTAAACAAAGATGTATTTGCACAAATATGAACATCTAAAGAGTTACCTAAAGAACCTGGATAACGTGCGGTATATGGACCAAACAAATTGTTATTGTTGTTATTTAAATACAAATATTGGAATTCATCTTCATTAGGAATTTGATATGGATAACTTGTGTTTGCTGTGGCATTACTAGTGTTAGAATTGACAGCTCGTACCACACTTAAATTATTACCATAAGCTAAAAAGCTAGCTGAAGTAAAATACGATAAAGCAGATAATGAATCTGGTTGGCCAAATATTTGTTTTAAAGTTAGTTCGTTATCTATAAGAGTTACTTGTCGTGCTGGACCCCACGAAAAGCTTCCAGCATAAGCACCGGCCGTAGTTAGTACCGATGGGACGACTGTTGTTAAGTCGACTTCGGAAACATTTACGCCTGGAGAGATTTGAAACGCCATTTTATTCTCCTTGAATTATTATGTGTTCTTGGCAGTTAAAATACCATATTGATATTTATGATTCATAGGATTTACAAGTCCTTGAAGAAACTATGGTGATATGATGCATATGTATCACCTCCATTAGCAACTTCCCATACATCACCACCTTCTACCATAAAATCATGTTCTAAACCATCTTCTATGATAGGTGCAGGTAAAACATCTTCATCTATTTGATTCATGTTTTCCAACTGAATCTGTTTTCTCAAATCATGGTTGACGATTTCTCTGAAATAGGCTTGTGTTGTTGCCCATGCAAAGATGACCAAAGTCATCGCCATATCATCATTTGCACCTTCCGCAGCGGCAAATGATGTCTTATGTTGTTCAAAAGTGGTTAACTCTGAGTAAGTATCAAAATCATTAATTAATAATTTATCACCTTCAATCAAAGTTTTAAGGTTAGAACAACCCACGGCCTTAACCTGAGGAGACATTTTCAGTCCCATTTGAACACCTCTGGCAAAACCAGCAGACAACTGTTGTGGTTTTTTGTTGCCAGTAAACACTTTCAATAGGTTCTCATATTCTAAATCTGAATGAATAAAGTCTGCCACTTGTGGATTGTTATTGATTTCAACCAAAATATAGGCATCATTATATACTCTAGCCGCATTGACAATCACCGTTGGGAATAATATAGGTGATATCGATGAACTGGCATACGTTGCAACCTGTTTATAAGGTGTAGAAGATATATCAATGACCGAGAATGTGGAACTATCCAGATTTTTACCTTCAGATACATCGACTGTAATACAATAGAGATGGTCTGATTTGGCATCATTCTGACCTTCTTTGATAGGATGTTCATATATCTTCATCTTATCGTGTTCTGCAATTGGGTTTGTGTACCTCAATTGTTGTAGTTTGTAACCAGAAATCAAAGTGTTAGAAGAACCTAAGAACTCCGTTTCAAATTCTTGTGCAAACTGCCTTTCGGAAGTATTACGAATAGTTTCTTCTTTCCACGCATCATCTCTGCCTGGTACCATAGACCAATGAATTTCAAAGTTTTTATAGTTGTTTCGTTTCTCTATTGAATCCATCCATAGTTTATAGAATAGGTTCATACCATTTGGTGTAGAAACAATAATAATCTTTGATGACTTACCAGAGGAGATTACAGGATAAACCGAGTTAAAGAATTCGTTGGCAATATTGTTTGGCACGAAAGCAAATTCATCCAAGAACACAATGTTAAAAGAACCACCTCGGATTGCTGAGGATGATGTCGAGGCAGCGATTACCTTAGACCCGTTCTCTAGTTCTACATTACCCTTGTTCCATGTCACCACGCCTTGTTGGAGCCATTGTGGTAAATTCTCATATGCCAGTTGATACTTGGCTAGAATATCTCTTGCAAGTGAACCTTTGTTTGCCAGAACGGCCACGTTTTGTGAATCGGTAAAGATGGTTGCCCAAAGAAGATAACCAACTGTTGTGGTGGTTTTACCAACCTGTCGAGGACATTTAGTGATAACGAAACGATTATCTTTAAAGAGATTAATCATTTCTTTTTGAAAGTCCCACATCTTAAAATTAATAAGACCTTCATCCACGTTTACAATCTTAATGTAATTCATACAGAAGTAGACTGGATCGTTAGAACACTTTACATATTCTTCAATCTGTTCTTTGGTATACTGATGGTCGACACCTACCTTTTTAAGTAGGGGGTTATCACGGTACGAATCTTTTTGGTTCATTAGAACAAATCCTGAATTTTTATTTTGGCGTGGGGTGAATTTTTATCGCCATGGTAATCAGTACCAAAATGTGTAACCCATGTGTCGGAGAAATTATTTAGTGGTAACATATATCTATGTGCATAACCTGAAGGCACATTTACAAACATATTGCCTAGATTGGCTGACTCACGAATACCCCATGATCCTTTTTGGCCAAACTTATAGTAATCCGATTCAATATGTTCTTTTACCAATTCTTTATCCATAATAAACATACCTTGATATGGTTCAGATAAAGAAACGAACTTTTGATCTTCTACTGTAATTATTGGCCGATGATTTTGTAGGTGGGTGCAGTCTAAAGAATATACTTGACCTTCTTTATCTTTTTGAACACGATGAGTGGCAGGTATAAAATTTAGATTGTTGCGTTGAAATAATTCTCTTGCTTTAATCCAGTATTCAAAAGTTTTCTTTTCAACAGCAATGTTGCCTTCTAGGTATACAAAGTGTGTATAGTCGGATTCTAAAAATTCTGGCATATATTTCTTGTGTTCCCATGTATGCCAATATGGATCGCCTAGTTCTTGAACATGAATAGGCAAAGTAGAATCAAAATTAACATTACTGTTAATAATGAGTTTGATGTTTGGTATTTCGGATAATGTTTTTATTACTTTTGTAAACTGTTCTAATCGTTCTTCTACATAATAAAAACAAACATTCACCCAAAGTTTCATTCTTTTCCTTTGAGAAGTTTATTAAGCTCTGCGGTAGAACCTACAAAGATGGCTTTATCAATATTGGTGCCAGCATTCTTTTTCTTATCTTCATCCATCTCACGCATTTGTTTTTGTATGTTCAGAAGTTCTTTATTGGCATCTACCATATTTTTCAATAAAGTACCATAGACTTCAAATGCACGTGGATGTTGGCCTGCTTTGGCAATCTGTAGAATATCTTCCATGGCTTCTTGGCCTTGGTCAATAATACCTTGTAGATTTTCTTTTGATTGTTGATAGGCGTCTGTGAGGTCCTGTTTTAAATCAGGTTCATTATACTTGACTGATACCGTAGGAAGTTTTTCTTTCTTTTCTTCTGGTATTGGTGCAATATCAAAAACATCAGATAAAGTTTTATTCAAATCATTCATATTTTATTAGGGATATTCAGTTATAATTGTATTTGCTGTCCAAGTATTTGCCAAAGCCACATTAGCATTTGCTGGTTCTGGTCTTATATCTATCTGAACTAATTTTTCAGATGTAGGATTAAAAGAAGTAAATTTATAATTTGCACTACCACTGGTGGACTGTATAGGTAAATTAGAAACAAAATTGCCGTTAATATTTTTTAATTTTAATAGGTTGTTACTAAATGAAATTACTTTACCCGTTGCAATTGCTAGAGGTGCAGAAAAACCTTGATAAACAGTTTCACCAATCTGATAGGTACCTACACCTGAACTCGGATTCATTGTAAATTGTATTATATCTTCTTCAGTAATCTGATTATATATGGATGTAATGGAATGTGTAATTAAACCACTACCTGATTGATTAATTTTACCATAGATATGACCTTTAACTGTGAAGGCTAATGTCCAAATAATAACACGAGTATCTCTTTCATAACCACCTTCATAGTCAATATCTTGCGATGTTGAATTTAATACAACAGGAATTTCTTTAACAATACCCATTTCAGGTATCATATTCAGTTTCATTGTATAGTCTGGTGTAAAGTAAGAAAGAATATGTTCAATGATTTGTGTACCATCTTCAATGTTTCTTACATACAAATATAGATTGAAATCAAAATTGTATGGTACTGGATTGTATTGTGAAATTAATCCTGTAGATGTCTGTGCAAACTGTTTGACATTAGTATTTTGTTTACGACTAGCATCATAATTAAATCCAAGCAATTCAAACGACATTTTTGGTAATGTAATCTGTGTTTTCTTATCTAAGTTTGGATCAGTTTCTAAACGAGTAACATAATCTTCTTTTGGTGCATACACAATTGGCACAATCATACGTTGTGCTTCAGAGTAATCTGGATTATACCGCACCAAAGTAATATCGTTGAATAGGTTACCAAAACCTACCACATACTTCCTTAATGCACGATTGTAAAATATATTAGCCATTAAATGCTACCAAAAGGATTTGTTTCAGCAAAGTTGACAATTGAATTTGCATTTTGTTCAATGATATAATTATCATAAGTATCATCTTCTACATTATCACTCAATGGATCATATGAAGATAATCTATATTGTGCATTACTTGTGGCACCAACAACTTTGAGTGAACCACCTTCAATAAATTCACCGGCAATATTAGAAACTGATAATGTATTGGCTGTAGATGTATTGGCACCACGAACCCACGATTGCACAATGGCCACGGCAGTTGCATTAGCTTGTGTATTGGCAGATGATTGATATACAATTTCGCCATATTGGTAGTCGCCTGTGCCGGCACCAAGATTAAGGTCAATAGTGTATGTTGCCTGTGTGGCTGCATCATCAATATCTCTAACACCAGTAGCAATGAGTTCACTGGAGAACTTGAACTTCTCTAAGTGTAATTCATAAAAATATGGTGCTGGTCGGCCAAGCATATAGAAGTCTTTGTCTTGGTCGGTAAATGTAATCTCATACAATTCACCTGTGCCATTTAAAAATGGAATCCAAATTAAATCACCTTCTCTTGGCCTTTGAAAAATATTTTGTGGTACTCTTTGAGAAAAGGTTCTCTTGGTTAAAAGTACCTTAGTGTGGTTCTTAATCTCAAGACCAAATTTAGAAAAGAATTCTTTTTCACCGTTATAGTTGAGTGCTTCTGAAAGATACATCTCAACAGGAAATGCCGATTGAAACTTCTTAACTGGATCTTCACCAAACAACAAATCACGAGCCACATCGTTGTCATTAGGCAGATACATTCCATCGAATCCCATAATCTTTATGGATTCAACGATGAGGTCTTCCACGAGCCTTTGTTCTTGAAAGCGAGAATTGTAATTATTAAAGTATTGTGAAGTAGCCATTGTGCCGTTTGATTAGTTCATAAAGAATTCAAGAACACCACCATAATTATTTTCCATATCTTTTTCGAGGTCATCAATTTCATTCATAGCTTCTTCAAAGATTTTGTCGCCATTTAATACGACACCACCTGGTAATTGGATATTACCAAACTTTTTAAGATTCTCACCCCATTGTCGTTTAATTAGAGCAGTTGCATAACGCTTCAACCAACGGTCGTCCCACACTCGACTGTATGCATTAGGATTAATAGTGGTGTAACAATCAACAATAACTGGTTGGCCAACTGGAGCTTCTTGGTCACCCCATGCCCAATCAGCAAACAGTTTTTCTGTATGTCGTTGATAACGAATTGGAACTTCACCAGTAAACAATTGTTCAAGCATACGAAGATGTTGCATTGTCATGGTATAGTTGATGTATGAGGCTGAAGTAAAGTCATACAACTCATTCAGTCTTAATTGATATCGCAAGTCAAACATATTAATGCTTGATTGGGAATCTTGAAGTGGAAATATACGAGTAACACCTACAACTTGTGTTGCAACATTGGCGTTATCTCTTACATCACTCAAATCAAGATATCTATTATTGACATCTTCTTGTGTGATTTTATGGATGTAATATGTTTTCTGCAGGCCATCAAAATGGTAGTCTTGAAAATATTGTAACGCATCGTCAACACGATCCTGAACTTGGTCTGGATCTACGTTAACTTCAATAACAGGAAAACCAAGTTTTCTCAGGCAGTAGTCGGTAAATTGTTCTCGATTAGTAACGGTTGCCATGTTTTTCTTTCAGTTTTTGTTTAATAGTATTTATTTGCACCTGGCGTTCTTTAATGGCCTCAATTAATAATGGTACCAATCTTTCGTAACGAACAGTTAAGTAATTTTCACCAGACTTACTGTTACCTTCTTTGTTCATATCAAACGGAGCGATAGCAACCGCTTCAGGCATAATTGCTTGTATTTCTTGTGCAATAACACCAACTTGTTTACGATAATCCGTATAACCAAACTGTTCTGCAAATTTACTTTGTGTATAGAAAACGCCTGAAATTTGATTTACTAATTGTAAAGCATTTTCAATTTGTTGAATATTGTCTTTTAATCTTTTATCGGAGTAGTATGCGGTAATATTGTTTGTTGCAACAATTTCACCCGCAGTACCTGTTGCAGCTGCACCAACACCCAACGAATTGATGTTTGAATCGTCTGCTGTTGTTGTTCCTCCAGTTGGCCCATTAGGTCCTGTGGGTCCTGTAGGACCTGCACTGCCTGTTGCACCAACACCAGATAAACCATCTGCACCTGTAGGTCCAGTAGGACCTGTAGGACCTGTTACACCAGTAGGACTTGGACCAGTAGGACCGAGAGAACCTTGAGGACCGGTAGGACCTGTTACACCAGTAGGACTTGGACCAGTAGGACCGGTAGGACCATTGCTACCTGTAGTTCCTGTTGTACCGGTAGGACCTATTGAACCGGTTGCACCAACACCAGATAAACCATCTGCACCTGTAGGTCCAGTAGGACCTGTAGGACCTGTTACACCAGTAGGACTTGGACCAGTAGGACCGGTAGGACCATTGCTACCTGTAGGACCAGTATTACCTGTTGGGCCAATAGGACTTGGGCCTGATGCTCCAGTGATGCCGTTTACGCCGGTTGTTCCTGCTGGACCTAAATTGCCTTGAGGTCCGTTTGGACCAGTCACACCTAAAGTGCCTGATGTTCCAGCATTTCCTGTTGGACCAGTAACACCAGTAGGACTTAGACCAGTAGGTCCGAGAGAACCTTGACTGCCGGTTGTTCCTGTTGGTCCATTAGTACCAGAACTTCCAATATCGCCGGTTGGTCCATTTGTGCCTTGTGATCCTGAAAGTCCTGTTGGACCATTTGATCCTGTTGGGCTTTCACCTGTAGGTCCTGTTGGTCCAGTATTGCCTTGGTTGCCCGATGGTCCAAGACTACCTTGCAGTCCGTTTGGTCCGTTAGTTCCTTGGCTGCCTGTTGTTCCGTTTGGTCCTGTTGAACCTGGGTTGTTTGAAGGTGCACCTGTCCAATTACCAGAAGAATCAATGATGCTTGCAGTATTGACACTTAAACCGTTTTTAACTACAAAATTAGAATTGGACATTTGTTACTCCACTTTTTTCAGGAGTTCATCAATCTCACTTTGTTGTTCTTTAATTGCTTGGATTAACAATGGTACCAATTTTTCATATTGAACAGTCAAATAGTTTTCACCAGACTTACTATTACCTTCTCTATCCATATCAAATGGAGCAATTTTTACTGATTCAGGTAAAACTTTTTGAACCTCTTGTGCTATCACACCAACTTGTTTTTTGTAATCTTTGTAACCAAATTGTTCAGCAAATTTATTTTGTGTATAATAAACCCCTCTAATTTGATTTACCAAATCAATAGCATTTGGAATTAATTCAATATTTTCTTTTAATCGTTTATCAGAATAATAAGCAGTAATATTATTGGTGGCTCTAATTTCACCAGCTGTACCAGAAGCAGCAGTATTAACACCAAGTGAGTTTACTTGAGCATTTGAACCAGATGAAAAACCTCCTGTTGGTCCAGTCGGTCCTGTTGGACCAGTTGGTCCTGAGGGTCCAGTTGCGCCTGTTGGTCCAGTAGGACCAGTAGGTCCTGTTGCACCGGTCGGTCCAGTTGGTCCTGTTGAACCAGTTGCTCCTGTAGGACCAGTAGGACCGGTGGCGCCGGTTGCACCAGTTGGTCCTGTTGGTCCTGTTGCACCGGTCGGTCCAGTTGGTCCAGTAGAACCTGTTGAGCCTGTGGCGCCGGTTGCACCAGTTGGCCCTGTTGGTCCTGTTGCGCCAGTAGGACCAGTAGGTCCTGTTGCACCAGTTGAACCGGTTGGGCCTGTGGGTCCTGTTGAACCGGTTGCTCCTGTAGGACCAGTAGGACCTGTGGGTCCAGTAGGACCTGTTAAACCTGTGGCTCCTGTAGGACCGGTAGAACCGGTTGCTCCTGTAGGACCAGTTGGGCCTGTGGCGCCAGTCGAACCTGTGGGTCCAGTCGAACCTGTTGCACCGGTTGGTCCAGTAGGACCGGTAGAACCGGTTGCTCCTGTAGGACCAGTAGGACCGGTAGAACCGGTTGCTCCTGTAGGACCAGTAGGACCGGTAGAACCGGTTGCTCCTGTAGGACCAGTTGGGCCTGTAGAACCGGTAGCTCCTGTTGGTCCAGTAGGACCGGTTGAACCGGTAGCACCAGTTGGTCCAGTAGGACCTGTTGAACCTGTGGCGCCGGTTGCACCAGTTGGTCCAGTAGGACCTGTTGAACCTGTGGCTCCTGTAGGACCGGTAGAACCAGTTGACCCTGTAGGTCCAGTTGAACCGGTTGCTCCTGTAGGACCAGTTGGACCAGTAGCGCCTGTAGCACCTACTAATCCTGTACTAGGTCCTGTCCATACACCTGATGAATTTATGACTGGCGTAGTGTTTACGGTTAATCCGTTTTTAACTACGAAATTGGAATTGGTTCCCAAGGTTCACTCTCCCCTTGTTATTGTTGTTATTGTCTTTTATTTATGTTGGGTAATGTTTTGATAACCAATTTAAATTGTTTCTTTCATTATTTTTTTCGTACCAACCGTTTTTATTATAAACATTTAAAACAGATTTAAAATATTCTTCATACATTTCTGCAACTTTATTTAAACTAAAGTTCATAGCATAATTACGACAATTTGATGGTTTGATTTTATCAATATTTTTGGCTGCCCAAGTAAACTGTTCAAAAGTTCTACAACGATAACCTGTTATACCATGAATGTTATTTTCAGTAAAAGAACCCCAATCGGTCGTAATTGTTGGTGTGCCAGAGAATAACATTTCTACTTGAACACCACCAAAAGGTTCGGTGTATAATGATGCCACAAATGCACCTTTAGCTTTAGACATCAATTGTTTTCTTGTTGCAACATCAGCATAACCAATTTCTGTAACATGAGATGGAATTTCTTTATATCCCATTTGTGTAAGACTATTTTGACCAGCAATAATCAATTTGGCACCAATTGCTTCTGTGGCCTGCACCGCAATGTTTACACCTTTACCTTCATACACTCGCCCTAAAAATAAAAAATAATCTTCTTTTTGTTCTGAATATTGAAAATCATCAGGATCAAAATAGTTGGGTATAACCACATCATACCAATCTTGTTTACAAGTGCCTACAGAATCTAATCCATAATATGCATGATAAATTGCATATGATTCAAAAATTTTAAATCTTGCCCAATGTCCTCCAGCATAACCAATTCCTGGTTCAACACAAATTAAATCTGGATGTGCATCGCAAACCGGTCGAACACCCGAACCCCAAAAAGGAAGAATAAAATCGTTTTTGTGTTTTCTTTTACCAACCTCTACAATAGCATTTTTGTAGAATGTTTGATATGCATGGTCATCAGTATTAAATTTAAAAAAGTGTTTACGCCAATCGTGATCACCATAAGATTTTTTCCAATCTTCTGATGATAAAACGGTGACATGTTCTGTACATTGTAAATTAGATTCTTCATGACCATAGTGTATTACTTCGTGGCCTCTATCAGTCATCATTTTGGCAAACTTAACAACCTTCTGTGTGTAAGCACAAGCATTATATTCTTTAGAAGATACTGTATGTGGTAATCCTAATATGTGAAATCTCATCGTGTGAATACTCCATAATATGCTCTGCCATAACATCCAGATTCGGATAATCTTGTAGTCATACCTCTTGCACCAATCCATTTATTTAAATTTTCTTCTGTAAGTTCATGCGGATGTCCTTCGTGTGCAGGCACATCAATCCATTCAAAAAATCTTAATACTTTGCCAGATTTTAAAGCCTTATGTATAATTTTTTCTGGATCTTCAGCATGTTGTAAACAGTTGTAGATCCAAACTTCATCCCAACTATTATCAATCTCATTTAAATTTTCACCCGGTTCAACTTTCACTTCTATATTTTTTTCCAAATAACGCAGCATTGTCCAATTTGGATATTTAATTGGATCAACCACTTTACCTTTTATAAGGTTTTTAGTTTTTAATAACATAGAGGTTGGACCACCACCAATATCAAGAATTGATTTACCAAAAACATCAAATGAATAATGTTCTCGATGTAATCCCATCAAACGGCCATAAACATAATGCTTTTGGTCCTCATCAAATGTATTACAACAATCACCCCAATAATCTTTTTCAAACTCATAATCATTCATATTTTATACCCATTTAGGACCTTCAAACCAAACTGCAATAGAATATCTCGTACCTTTTGTTACTGGATGTGCTTGATGTGGAGTGAAAGAAGGAATGAATATTGCTGTACCTTGTTGGCGCAAATCTTCTTTATTTGGATATTGACCACCTGTCAAATCAAACAACTCAAAATCACCACCTTCATAATCATTGGGGTCAGACAATTGAATAACACAAGTTAACTTACGATGGTATTTATCGTTGTTAATCCAGAATACATCGTGGTGTTTTTTGTATTCGCCTTGATATGAAGAATCATATTCGGCTAGTTGAATAAATGACAAATTGGTGACATGAAAATTGAACCAATCACGGTTGGCTTGCATACCCATTTTCCAAATTTCATCAAAAAGAAATTGAAATTCAGGATCATTTGCTTGAATAAAACGAACTTTACTTCTTCGCCAATCATTGTCTTGGGTATTACCATCAACACCCAAGACAGCATCTTTAGAAGATTTTTTTAATCCTAAATCAAGTATTTTTTGGCAGGTTTCTTTCGAAAAATGCCTGCCAAAATAGCACCAATCACCTCTCATAATAAACCACCTTCTACATTGTATTAATATTAAATATTTATGGCGTCACGGACTAACTTAACTACTGAAACTGCATTTGCACCAGTAAATAACAATCTTACATTACCACCAGAAATATCAGCATCAAAAGTTCCTAATGATACATCGGTTATAATTTCACCATATTGTGCAAGATATGTTGTTGTACCATTATGAACAACTCTTAATTCGATTACATGGTATCCTACACCGGATGTAATTTGAACTTGATACTTGGCAGAACGATATGTGGAAGCTGAGAATGAATCAACAGTAACTTGTGAAGTAGAACCTGTAGTAAATGTATTACTTGTTCTGGCCGCATTGGTCTGAATGATTGCGCCAGGTAATGTAACTGTATTGTTGGCGAATGTAAATTCATTTTGTATATTGCCATCTGTACCTGTTTGAATCTTTACAGTATCATAATTGGTAGATGACAAATTCGTTTCGTTGTTTAGTGATAATCTATTTCGACCAAATGAACCACCAAAAAGACCTTGACTCGATTCTATACCAGAAGCACCAAAGTAATATGTTTGGCTAGCAACAGTAATACCAACAAGGCCAATATCGGTCAATTCTAATTTGGATGCTGCAGCAGGTGAATGTATTACTGGTGAGTAAATTGAGTTGTTAGCGATAACTGAATTTACAGTTACATTACCAGCAACAACACCACCTGTTGACAAGTTTAAAGAATTGTTTGCCTGTGCATATGCAGAAGCCGCATATTGGTTTACAGAAGTAATGTTGGTGTTTTGTGTAAGATCAACTCCCTGAATGATACTAATAGCTGAATTCTGTGCCAAATCCACACCTTGAATACCAGCAATTTGAGTATTCTGTGTTGAATTTACACCTTGAATAATAACTATCGCACCAGCATTAGTATTTGCTTGTGCATAAGCGGAAACAGCATAATTATTAACAGCGGTAATATTGGTATTTTGAGTAAGATCAACACTTTGAATAATGCTGATGGCTGAATTTTGTGCTAAATCAACACCTTCAATAATAGACATTCTAGTATTTTGACTGGTATTAACACCTTGTGCATATGTTAATATATTTGTTTGTCCAGAATATAATGCATCTGCATAAACGTTACCAGCAACACCAACGCCACCAATAACTTGTAATGATCCTGTTGAGTTTGATGAACTTGGATTATTTGACTTGATTACTAAATTGTTAGCAGAAGTAAATCTAGCAACTTCATTTTCAGTATTGATTCCGTTTACTGTAAATATGATATCATTTTGAAGTTGTGTTCCAAACACTAGATCACCACCACCTGTGGCAGTATTACCAGACACAATCAAATAACCATCGTTTGGACCTAATAAAGTATAACCTTCATAACTATAGTTACTACCTGCAAGACCTAAATCCAAAAATCCATCTAATGGAGATCCATTATCGGCCGTAATAAAATAGTCTGATGATGAGTTGGCGCCAGTATTAATATTTTGCATATTAAATCCGGCGTATCCATCATAGTCACTACTCAACTGTGTAACCATTTGTGGTTCAATTAAGTAACCTACTGGAATACCAGCATACAAAGCGTTAAAACCGTTAGCTGCATAACCAAAGAATTGACCAGTATTACCTGTAACAGTAACAGAAGTAACATTACCTACGAAAGAAACATTACCATTAACAGTTAAATCGTTTGTAACAGTAACAGAACCAGTAATTGTGCCACCAGAAGAACTAAACTTACTGTTGGCGGCCGCATAAGCACCAGCAGCTAAACCATTTGCACCATTAGCGGTATCGTATGCTGACTGAGCAAAATTATTAACAGCAGTAATATTGTTATTCTGTGCTAAATTCACACCTTGAATAATGCTGATTGCACCTGCATTGGTATTCGCTTGTGCATAAGCACCAGCAGCTAAACCATTAGCACCATTAGCTGTGTTAAAAGCACCAGCAGCCAGACCATTGGCACCGTTGGCGGTATTGAAAGCACTAGCAGCATAGTTATTAACAGCGGTAATATTTGTATTCTGTGCTAAATCAACACCTTGAATAATACTAATGGCTGAATTTTGTGCCAAATCAACACCTTGAATACCAGCAATTTGTGTATTTTGAGTAAGATCAACACCTTGAATAATGCTAATGCTAGTATTTTGGTTGATGTTGATTGTTTCAATACTATTGATTCTAGTATTCTGTGTTGAATTTACACCTTCAATAATAGAAATTGCACCAGCATTTGTATTTGCTTGTGCATAAGCACCAGCAGCCAGTCCATTAGCACCATTGGCAGTATTGAAAGCCGATTGAGCAAATTGATTTACCGCATTAGAAGAAGCAAAAGCAGCATTAGCTCTATTATAAGCATTTTGAGCAATTACTTCTACTCCAGTTGCATATGAGTATGCTGTGTTTGCTTGTGCATAAGCACCAGCAGCTAAACCATTGGCACCGTTGGCGGTATTGAAAGCACTAACGGCATAGTTATTAACAGCAGTAATATTGGTATTCTGTGTAAGGTCTACACCTTGAATAATGCTGATGGCTGAATTTTGTGCCAAATCAACACCTTGAATAATAGCTATGGCACCAGCATTGGTGTTTGCTTGGTTATAAGCACTAACGGCAAAGTTGTTGACTGCTGTGATTGCGGTATTCTGTGCCAAATCAACACCTTGAATAATAGCTATGGCACCAGCATTGGTGTTTGCTTGGTTGAAAGCACCAGCAGCTAAACCATTAGCACCGTTGGCGGTATTGAAAGCACCAGCAGCAAAGTCGTTAACTGCTGTAATTGTGGTATTCTGACCTAAATTGACACCTTGAATAATAGCTATGGCACCAGCATTGGTATTTGCTAAAGCAAACGCAGAATTTACCCTACCTGTATCAGCAATTCTAAAGAAATTTGTACCATCGTTAGTGAATTCCCACGCATGATCTGTTTCACTCCATTTCAATACTGTGTTCGTTTCACTTCCACGATTAACTTCAATACCAGCATCAAGTGTTGGAACACCAGTTACATTTGAATTCAATGTAATGATGTTATCTTTAACATGTAGTTGTTCTGTGTTTGCGTAGAATGTTGTTCCAGTAACACTTAAATTACCAGTAACATTTACATCACCTGAGATTGTTCCACCAGATGAATTAAATTTGCTATTAGCGGTAGCATAAGCACTCGCAGCATAGTTGTTAACAGCAGTGATGGTGGTATTTTGACCTAAATTGACACCTTGAATAATGCTGATTGCACCAGCATTGGTGTTTGCTTGGTTGAAAGCACCAGCAGCTAAACCATTGGCACCGTTGGCGGTATTGAAAGCACCAGCAGCAAATTGATTTACTAGGTTACTAGAATTATAGGCAGATTGTGCCAAAGTTCTTGCTACATTATCGGTTGCAGAGCCTCCGGATAAAGTGTTAGCAAAAGCAAAAGCTGCTTCTGCTATACTTGTTCCTGTATTTGCTTGTGCATATGCACCAGCAGCCAGTCCATTAGCACCATTGGCAGTATTAAAAGCACCAGCAGCCAGTCCATTAGCACCATTGGCAGTATTAAAAGCACCAGCAGCCAGTCCATTGGCACCATTAGCTGTTGCATAAGCTGATTGTGCATAACCATTTACTGCATTAGATGAAGCAAAAGCGGCATTAGCTCTATCATAGGCATTATTTGCTTTATTTGAAATATCACCTGTTGAAGGTACACTTGAACCAGAAATAACAATGTCTGAAGCACCAGATATTACAAGTTTTCCATTATTATTACTTAATACAATATTATCAATATCAACAGAACCAGGACCAACATATAAACTATGCCAACGTTTAGTTGAACTTCCTAAGTATTGTGAGTTAGTTACTGAAGGTATTGCATTACCATAAAATATAGTTGATAAATCGTCATTAAATTGTATAACAACATTGGATTCTTCTTCACCACCAGCAACAATCTTAGTGTGTTGTCCTGGCGTTTGTGAAGTTGTTCCTATAATAAGATTACCACCAACTTGGCCGGTGTTACCTTGAACTATTAGATATCCATCTAGTGGATAAAAAGCACCTTCACCAGCTTGTGAGTTTTCAATACCTAAGTTTATATAGAATGATGTATCTGTGCCTACATCAGCAGTGGCCACATAATCAGCGGTGCCTACTGGATCAATATTCTCAGCGTTAATTTGAACATACGATGCAACATTGCCTGTAAATTGTGCAATTAAATCTGGTAAAGGTGTAGAGAGTTGTGGCGCAATACCAGCGTATAATTTATTACTTACATACGCATTGGATGTATTGGCCCATTCTGTTGTGTTGGTTGAACCATTAATGATTAAATTGCCGTTAAGTGTTTGTGTACCAGAATTTTGTAACGAAGTATTTGCTTTATTAAAAGCACCAGCAGCCAAACCATTGGCACCTAAAGCGGTTGTATAAGCTGTGCCTGCAAGACTATTGGCAGAATTAGCTTGATTGTATGCTGACTGAGCATATTGATTGACTGGAGTTATACTTGAAGATATACTTGAACCAACATAAGTCTGTGAAGCTATAGTTTCATCATTTTGTAAGTCATCTGTATAATCCCAAGTTTTACTAAATTCATTCCAATAAAGTAAAACATTATTTGCTGTACCACGATCAATTTCAATACCAGCATCAAAAACAGGACTTCCTACCGTGTTTGCATTTAATGTTATAAAACTATCATCAACATTAATATTGGTTACATTTGCATAGAATGTTTGGCCAGTTACAGTTAAATTACCTGTGACAGCAACATCACCAGAGATTGTACCACCACTGGAATTAAATTTATTATTTGCAGTATTATAAGCTGCTTGAGCAAAGTTATTAACGGCTGTAATTGTGGTATTTTGACCTAAATTCACACCTTGTATGATACTGATTGCCGTATTTTGGTCTACATTAACGGTCTCAATAGAATTTAATCGAGTATTTTGTGTATTATCAACACTCTCGATGATAGACATCCGAGTGTTTTGATTTGTATTGATGGTTTCAATACTATTCAAACGAGTATTCTGTGTAGCGTCAGTACCTTGAACCAAAGTAATCGCACCAGCATTTGTATTTGCTTGGTTATATGCACCAGCAGCCAGACCATTGGCACCATTAGCGGTATTATAAGCACTAGCAGCAAAATTGTTAACTGCTGTAATCGTGGTATTTTGGCTGTTGTTTATACCTTGAATAATTGATAAGTTAGCATCAACCTGAGATTTATTGACAATATAGTTACCACCAAGAGTAACGCCATCATGAACAGTAAGAGTTTTTTGGTCTGTGTCAACAGTAACCTCTCCAATTGCTCCGGTAAATACAGCGGTTTGTGCCGTATTGCCTCTTCTAAGTTGTAGTTGTGTGCTCATTCTTTATCCTAAAAATCTTATTTTATGTAGTATTTATTACGGTACGGATCCATAATCAAAGGAATCTGTAACTTCTTCATCATCTAATCCAGCATCAAATGTAATTGTAACTGGTTGACCAATGTAACCTAAATCAGCTGATGGAACATTAGGAATAGCTGATGACTGAGCAATTGCATTTCTAATGAATGTTACTATTGTTCCATCCAGTGAAGGTGTAAAAAGTAATCTTACATTATTTCCAACAATATCTGACGAAAAACTTCCTAAAGAACTTGTTGAATATACTTCTCCAAAAACTGAACTAAATGTATTACTTCCATTTTGTAATATATTTAAATTTAATATATGATAATTTAAACTTGATTCAATTTGTATTTGATAAAAAGCACTTCTGTAAACTGTTTTAGGAAAAAAATCAATTACAACTTGACCTGTTCCTGTAGCACTATAACTTTTTGATGATATATTTGAATTTGCCGTTACATCTAAAGATTTAACATTTAATACACCTGTACTCGGATTGAATGTTAAATTATTATTTGAGGTGAATAAAGTATTTGTGTTACCAGAAGTATTATTGGCAAAGTTAATATAGTAAACATTATTTGAACTATTATCATTTACAATCTCTAAAGATCCACCAGATCCACTAGGTCCAGTTGGTCCAGTTGGTCCTGTGGCACCTTCAGATCCACTAGGTCCAGTTGGTCCTGTGGCACCTTGAGATCCACTAGGTCCAGTTGGTCCGGTTGGTCCAGTTGGTCCGGTTGGTCCAGTTGGTCCTGTGGCACCTGTTGTACTAGATGCAGTTGCATTAATTGTAATTGTTTTTGATACGGTGCAAGCCGAAATGGTAATATTATTACCAGCAGCAATAGATAAAGTATCGGTTGGAGATGTAGCAAGAATTAACGAACTATTTGCGTTGATGGTTGCAAATGAATCAGTTGTTGAACCACTCTGAATAAAAGTGATTGCATTGTTAGAATCACGATAATACAGTTTTCCGTCAGCGTAGTTTAACGCCAACTCACCATATGCTAGTGAAGAAGGTACGTTACCTGTTACGCCTGATTTTTTTACCTGTAATATTGTATTTGCCATCTATTTTTAAAAACTTCCGCCATCTTTCGTTGTATCGTCTATTAAAGGTAAAACTGACGACTGATTTGTTATTTCTAAACCTTTATCTTTTTCTTCGTCTATTTTTTTACGTTTGGCAGGAGTTAATTGCAAATACTCAATTTGATTATTTAATTCTTCAATTTTTAATTCATAGTCATTATGAGTTTGTTTATGATTCTCACGTTCTTTATTTAACTCATTTCTAAAAGTGTCAAGGTGACCTACTTGATGTTTAACATTTTCATATTCATTTTTTAAATTATTTAAATCATTTAGTTGTTTTTCTAAGTCACCAATTCTTTCTATATGGCCTTTAATAATATTTTCTAGATTTAAAATTTTAGAATCAGACTCTTGATTTTTATCAATTTTAATTAATTCTAATTCATTTTTTAAACCTTCAATAACATTTTCATATTCATTATTTTTTTTAACTTGTTCGTTAATAACATCTTCAGTAACTCGTGCATTGGATTGTAGAGATATATTCCTAATAACCGCATCGGTCATTGTACTGGTTAATATCTCTACATAATAATTCAAATATTTTTCATTGCCCATTTCAAACTCCTATTATAAAAAAATTATATAGTCATCAATTAAAACTGACCTCCATCTAATGATGTTGTCCACACAGGAACACCAGCATTAGTAACTGTTAATATCTGATTAGACCAAGTTTGATCAGCAGTACCGGCCGCAGCTGTTACTCCTAAATTACCTGTTCCATTTCCGTATGTAATACCGTTTTGTGTAATTGTAGATAATCCTGTACCGCCTTGTGCAACTGTCAAACCAGAAATTGCACCCACAGTAGCAGCAGTAAATCTTCCAAATCCATCAACAGTAATCGATGTAATTGTGTTATTCGAAGCTAAAGTGCCTGTCTGTGTATATGTGGTGTTTGCTAAAGAAGCAATCTTTGTGCCATCAAAATACGTAATTTGGTTATCAGTAAATGATGTGCCGTTTGTGCCGCCACGAGCAATTGGTAATGTACCTGAAGTAATTGCAGAAGCATCAATTGCAATAGATGTATTTGATACAGCAACAACACGGCCATATACATCAGTTTCAAAGGCAGCAACAGAAGAGGCTGATCCAAAAGTTTGACCAACAGCAACAGTTGAGTTAGCAATTTGTGTAAGACCATTTACACCAGAACCAATAACAATTTGACCAGAAGTAAATGATGTTTTACCTGTACCACCATTTGGTACTGTAAGAGCATTGGTGAGTGTTAATGTATTTGCAGTAATTACATCAACTTGTAGGTCATCAATTACAATGTCTTGAGCAACTATTAAATTGCCACCAATTGTTACATTACCTGTCGTAGTAATTGTATCGGTTGATATTGTGTTTGCAACTACATTACCTTTAAGGTAGTTAACATGAACATTTGATTTTCTAAATGATGGGTCGGTAATATTTACGTTGTTGTTTGCATCAACGTCGGGTATATAACCTTCAAAGAAATAATATTCTTTACTAGCATTAGAATCACGAATCAAACCGGTGTGAGCATTTGAACCATCATTATAGTGTGCTGCGAAACCAATATCTTTTGTATCGGTGTAATAGTTACCAATACCAAGAACAAGTAATGGATCTTGAATAGCAAATTGCGTAACGTTTTCTGATACTACGTTACCTGTAATGATTAAGTTACCCGTAACAGTTAAATCTTTTCCTGAACCAATCGTTAAATTGGTGTTGATTGTCTGTGTGCCACCAGTAAATGCATTGGCACGAACAACAGTATTATCAACATCAAAAGTTACTGTATCGGTTGCACTTGCAACAGAAGTAATACCAGCACCACCAACAAGTGTTAATGTGTCACCACCAGAAACAGTCTGTGGAGTACCACTATCGCCGGCAACAGTAAATGATGTTGTAATTGCTGCGGTTGTAACATTCATTACACGACCGTTAGCGGCCACTTGAATAACTGGAATCGCTGTTGTAGAACCGTATGTACCAGCACCAAGGCCAGGAACCGCATTAAGAGAAGTATTGAGAGTTACATCAGCGGTACCATTAAAACCAACGGCTGAAGCGGTGATATCACCACCGCTAATTGAGAAGTTTCTAGAATTCTCTAATTGAACAGCAGCATTTGCGGTACCTTGAATAGTACCAATGATGTTTGCAGTAATGAAATTAAATGCTGCATTACCTGTCGCATCACGCCGAACTAGAGTTAATCCTGTGGCTGCAGCGGTCGCATTATCGACCTGGGAAGTGTAGTATTGACCACCAACATTGACAACACCGTTGCCGGTAGGTGATCCAATAAAGATGGTATTGGATGCATACGAGTAGGCTAATTCGCCAGCAAGTAATGATCCTGGTCTTCCAACTGAATTGGAACGTTTGATTAAAATGTTGGTATTTGCCATTTATTTTCTCTCTTTTATTATGTTTAATGTTTTACCACTTTGATCTATTTATTAAAATCCACCGCCGTCAATCAGATTAGGACTAACATTGGCGATAAAATTTGGTCCACCTATTTGTACAATCTGGTTATTCGATGTACCAATAAAAAGTGTATTGGAAGCAAACGAATATGCTAATTCACCGTCATCTAAAGATGTTGGTCTTGTATTTGCATAAGAACGAAGGATTTGAATGACTGTATTGGCCATTAAAAGAATCCCGCATCTAAATCTGGATTCAATTCTCCAATCGATTGAGTCTTAAAACTATTAGTATTAGCTTGATAAGTTATAACATCACCATCTTGCACATCAGTTAAAGACAGGTCGGTAGATCCTTTGAGTGACCGTATACCATAGTTTAACTGACGAACAGTTTGGTTTTGTTGTTTGTTTACTTGAACATTAACTGTTCCGATTACTTGTCCTGGCATGAAAGTTCCTTAAAACTTAGTGACTTGAGGAATAACATTCACGACTCCTTCTAATACCCTAGTTACGGTATTAGCGGTGTCTTTAATTGCCACATCATATACATATCGGCCAGCCGCAATATTGGCTGTGACTGGTGCTGATAAAGACAATAGAATAACTCCTGTATTAGGAGAGTTAATGGTGGTAGTAAATTGAGCAGTTGTATTGGCTGAATAATATGACTTACGGATTTGACTTTTGGCGATAACACCAGTCAAATCAAAAGGGATTCCATCAATATCATCTAATGTAATATTGGTCGTAAATGTTGTACCTTGTTCTAGAAATAGTTCCTGATATGCTGCTGCCATCTTATATCCTGTATATAATGTTTCTTAGGTATTTAGTTGCCAAAAGTTTACTTAGATTTTTTTAGTTCATTAATCTCTAATTTAAGTTCTTTGATGGCTTCAACCAAAAGAGGAATAACTTTTTCATATTTAATCGTTAAATACTGTTCATCAATTGGAGCTGGCGCCACTACTTCAGGTAAAACTTTTTGCACTTCTTGAGCTGATAAACCAACCTCATCTCTTACTTTATAACCTAAAGCTTGTGCAGTTTCATTTGGTTGGTAGTAGAAACCATTTAGAGTCATTAACTTATCTAAAGCATTTTCAATATTGCCTAGTTTTGTTTTTAATCTATCGTCTGAATAATAACCAAATATATCTCCTGTAGCACGAATTTCTCCTGTGGTACCTGAAGCTGCTGTTCCTACACCAAAAGAACCAAATTGAACTGAAGCACCAGTATTAATATTTTGTGGTAATGATAGTGTTGGTGTGGTGGTGCCAGTTACAGTAACCTGATTGGATGTACCAGTAATCGAAGCGACTTTAGTGTTGGCAGCTGCAAAAGCACCAGCAGCCAGACCATTTGCACCATTGGCAGTCGTATAAGCACTACCAGCAAAGTTATTAACAGAAGTAATGTTGGTGTTTTGTGTAAGATCAACTCCCTGAATAATACTAATGGCTGAATTCTGTGCCAAATCCACACCTTGAATACCAGAAATCTGTGTATTTTGAGTATTATCTACACCTTGTGCAATAATGATTGATGCGTTTTGTGTTACATTAATACCAGCAATTAAACCAAAATTGGAATCCACATAGGATTTCATAGATGTATTAGCATTATCTACATACGACTTCATAGAAGTATTTGCAGTAATAATGGTGTTTTGCAATGCAATATTTTGTGCTGTAATCGAACTATTCAATGTATTGGCCGCTGCTGCTGAGGCCGCTGTATTGGAACTTGTAGATAACAATGAAGATGTCACATCATTGGTCGTTAAAATCTTATAGTATATTGAATCATTATTATTCAATATCTGCCATTGGTCAACATTTTCATTCCATAAAATAGAAGCATTGGCACCAGATGAACCACGATACACATTGAATGTTGTATTACTACCAACAATATTATTTGCATTTAATGTAAAACTATTAGAACTATTGATGGTGCTACCTGTAATAATAAAGTTTCCACCAACAGATAGACTGCCACCTACTACCATATCACCAGTATTGGTTAATCCTAATGTAGTATTTTGAAAAGTAACTTGGCCATCAACTCGCAAGTTGTTTTGGACATAAGCACCAGAACCAGTACCTTGTACCTGTAATTGACCAGCAACAATGGCATTATTTGCTACTTGTAAGCCTAATGAAGGTGAATTTAAAAAGAGTGTACCTGTTGGCTTAATATAATTATTAGCCGCAAAGTCGTTACTCTCTCGTGCCAGAGAATTCGTTACAACGACCCAATCACCAAATGTATTGGCAAAACTTAAATAAGAAACTGTATTAGCCATTATTGTTTTCCAGATAATTGCATCAATAATTCTTTGATGACTTTTACATCACCTCGTATTTCATTGATTTCATTTTTTACTTTATTTATTTCTGATTTTTGGTTATTAATCAGAGTCGATTTCATTCTATAATCTTCTAATCCAGCAACATCGGTGTTAATAAGAGCCATAGTATTTGTATCCCTTATATAAGTTGTGCCAGGTATTTTTACAATTGCCATATTACACCGCCGATGGTAAAGCGATTGCACGAATATCTGATAAGAATGGTACTGCTGTTTTATCAGATGTTGCCAATACAATCTTGATTGCAAACTGACTAAAATTGTTGTATGTTTGACCTGTTACACCACTAGTATATTCAACATAGTTCTGTGCAACACCATCAGCACCAGGTGCAGCTACAAATTCATAAGTGCTATCTCGTGTTGGTGAATACAATGAACTGGTGTTATTAATTAACGACATTAACTGCCAGCTACCAGAATCAAATGTCTGTGTATCACTTCTAGAAAGAATCTTATAGTAAACATAGATGTTTGTATTGACTGGACGATAAGCAGTAAAGTATACTCGTAAATCACCTGAATCAAATCCTTGATCCAAAATAACTTTCTTAGTAATGTATCGTGTTTGGCCGTTACCACCAGCTGGTGATGTTTCGCCTGCTACTGTAACTGTTGCACCAATTCCTGGTGAGGAGTTGGCATCTGCAACTCTAATTATTGGTGTTGTTGCATAACCAGAACCACCATTTGTAATATAAATGTTTTTAATTACTCCACCAACCACATTGGCAGTTGCAGTTGCACCAGTACCTGTATTGGATGTGATGGTTACAGAAGTTGTATTAACATTGTAACCAGAACCACCATTGGCCACAGTAATCATACTATTAGATAACTCTAAGTTATTAATGTTCCATGTGATAGTATATACACCTAATCCATCATCTGAAATCATTGGTGACACAGCATCATCTACTGTGGTCATGTTAGCATACAATGAGAATGATGTATTGGAGTTAGCTGCCAATACACGCTCACCTAATCCATCATTTAGATAGATGTCATCATACATTGGTGTACCATATTTACCAGGAGTAACTGACTGTGTTGGTGCAGCTGTCTTAGTTGAATTTAATGTGGCACCATATGTGTAACTGAGTGATGTGCTACCCGGCACAAAGTCAGATGTTGAAATATTAAATGCATCAACGACCACATTAGTATTGGCTGCCGAGGAGATGGATGTATTAATCGTGTTTGGACTTAGATAGTATGAAATATCTTGTTCTGTTAATTTACGATATGGTAAACGATTTGGCACTACAAACTGTAATGTAGGTTGAGTACCAACAGAGAACACACAACGATCCATTGTAAACATCATTGATTCGTTTTGATCCGCAGTCCATGTTTGTGAATTCTGTGATAAGAATAATGAACCAACATATGGTGCAGAGTTAATCTTTGTTATTGTTGTTGGTGTTGGGTCACTTGGCAAATTCTTAACAGAAGATGAAATTGCTGTGTCACCATTTTGTGCAGTATAAATTGTGTAATCATTAGATGTTGGACATTTTACAATGACAGCATATAATTTGTTAGATTCCAAATATACTGGTGCTGGGAACTTAAACACAGTATATGTGGTAGGATCCAAATAATGTGGATTGCTTGATACATTAATATTCTCTGATGTCAATGTAACTTGAGAATTATCCAATGTTTCACCATTTGGATATCCGTTGAGTGTACCAACAATAGACAATGTTACTGGTGAGAACTCATCAGCTTTTGTTGCAAAGAATAATTTAATTGAATCAACAAAGACACCATTTGGATAGTTTTCTTTATCAATAATAAATGTTTGTGCGACTGGATCCCATACTGTTGTGTAAGTATAAGAAGTGATGTTGGTTCTTTCATTACTTTGTGTGAAAGTATTTTTGGCAGAGTCAATTGAAGATGCATAGTTTACACCTTGTTTAGTCTGTTGTAAACCAGAAGCATAGAATGTGGCCTCTGCAAAAGTCTGTGCAGAACTAATATTACCACCAATTGAGTTATCAACTCTAAATGTTCTTTGACCTGTATGGAATACTCCGCCTGGTAATGCAAAGATACCTGAAATCATACCCGCTTCATTGGTTTTCATTGTACCAATTGAATAGATGTCGCCATTGGCAGTTGTAATAGAAGAACTTAGGTTTGCCAACTTAGTTGCACCATTGTATGCAGTAATAGTTGCAGATTGGCCAACACCCGTGCCATTAATAATATAAATTGTGTTACCTGTATAGATATCAGTTGTAGATGCTGTGGCACCTAATGTAATAGATGTTGATGTATTGGCATTAACGACTTGACCAGAGTTATGTCTAAACGATGCAATGGTTCCTTGTGCTGTAGTTGACTGATATTGACCAGCAGCATTAAATTGAGCATTTTGTAATACGCCACCCGCAGTAAATGTTTGACCAACAATATCACCAACAACATAGAGGCGAGCAGTTGTATTGGCAGCTGGATTAACATAGTAAGAAACAACTTTGGCAGCAGGTCTAAAATTACCAGCAGAATAATAACCAATAATATCACCATCTTTAAATGAACCAGTTACACCGGTCAATTCAATGATATTTGGTTTGCGAACATACTTATTAACACTTACACCGTCAAAATACGCATTAACATTGGTATTAACTGTTAGACCATAAGTGTTAAAGAATAAGAATTGTGAACGGATATATGGCAAAATACTGACATCAGTAATGAAACCAGCAGTTTCAACATAACTCGAATTAAGTTTGTCGTAGTTACCTAACACAACCTTTTGTTGTTCTGTTGTATATGTGGTAACTTGATTGACACGCCAGTTACGACCAGCCGCAACCACATTATCGGTTGATGTTGCAACAGTTGTTTTCCAATCACCTACTTGTAACACATTAACTTGGTCACTTGCACGATATACTTGTAAATTTGGATCTACAATCAACAGGTCAGGTGATTTTTGTGTATCAACCCAATTGTCCATTGGAGGACTGAGTGTTAATACACCAGAATTCAATGATACAGAGAATGGGTTTAAATTAACTGTGCGTGAAGCAATTCTTTGTGTTACCACATTAGATGTGGAGTATGGTAATGTAAAGAAGTTTGATGTAGAGCTCTGAGAAATATTATAACCAAGATTGTTTGCACTTGTAGCATCCAACTGGCCCATATTATATACTAGTGACAATGATTGCAATGGGAAGTTCTGAACAGCTTGTGATGCAGTCATCTGTTTTGTTCTACGATTGATTGTTGCCAAATAATCGGAACTAGCAGTATCAGCTGCAGCATAACTAGAGAAATCATCAACTAAAATACCATTTTTAAAACGATTTAATCCGTTGCCATCAGGAATCTGTAAAGAAGATGCACCTTTTTCTAACATATTGAGTGCTGTATAGTATTCAATATTGTTAACACGAGTTTCCAAATCAGAAATATCACGCATCAACCAACGTTTGTGTTTGACACGCTCAATAGATAAACTTGGCAATACACCTGTGGCTTCACCTGGAATATATGCGGTGTATGGGTCGTGATAAAGGTTTGCAATCACCAACGAACCATCTGGTTCAATTGGTAGAATTGGATTGGTTGATGGTGTGCCTTGAACAATTTCAAAAGCACGGTCTTTACTCAATACCAATTTGTCAAAACGACCAAGATAGAATCCATAATTGGATTCAAATTCAGTTAAGTCTACAGGAATATATGCACCTGCTGCACCTGAACCAGAACTTGAAGTGCGGATTATAAATGAACTCTGAGCATTAATTAATGATGGTCTAAAGTCCAAAGAATCTCTTAACTGGTAGTAATTGCCACTAGAAGCCATGTAAGATGGAATCTCAGCATAACTCTCTGGTGCAGATGATACTGGTGACAAATATGACATGACAGAATAGTATCCGTCACCACCAGTGGTTGAATAGTAATCTAATATAACCAATAAATTACCATCAATTTGTGGTTGACCCACGCCTAATGTGATACTAGCAAAGTCATAGTATGAATCTCGTTGACCATTATCAAATGTAAATCTAGATGTAACATCATAGATTGGATTGGTCAACATAGCATTTGTTGCAGCTGTGCCAGGAGATTTTGTATCAATGATTTTAACTATACGTTTTGCATCTGTAATGTATAGTTTTTGTGGTTGACCAGGAGCAACAATTCCAGTATTTGCAACATATACTTGACCATTTGTTAAATCAACTTTGGTGTATGTGTCAACAGTTGTACCTGTAATGTTTACGCCTGTTGTATTACCTTCAACCAAATTTTTGGCTTTCAATACAAAGTTGGTGTCATTACCATTACTTACAAAAGCTTTAGCAATGATTGTTGCGGTGAATGGACCTAAATCGGATGTTGGTGTTGTGAATGTGGCTGTACCACCTGAACCTGTGATTGCACAAGTTCTACTACCTTGATTCCATGGTAACAATTGACCAACTCTTAGACCACTCGACAAAGGATTGGTAACAATAATTTGGAAGTTTTGTGACACAGCATCAGATGATAATGTGCCGTTACCTAAGAAACGAAGTGTTGATGTGGGTGCAGAACCAAATGTTAACTGTGCAACAATGTTTCCGCCTGATGTTGTGAACGAAACATTACGGAACACCTGTGTTGTAGTATATGAAGAACTATTTGCATAGGATACAAAAGGATTACCAATTGTAAACAATAATTCTGGGGCATTTGGGTTTTGTAAAACAACATCACCTTCTGCAACATTGTTTACTTTGTTTAGATTGTTGATTGCAGCGTTAGCTGTGATAGAATAAGGTGTACCAGAGGTACTCTTAATCATTGTTTCAAAATCAGTTGTATCAAAACGGAGAGTAAACACCGAGTTGTTGGCCAATGTTACAGTAAATGGTTGGTCAACATATGCAATCTTAGCAGCTGCATCGTAGGTTGTAATTGTTCTAAAATCACCAGCAGAAGTACCTGCATCGATACTGACTGTTACTCCAGTATAGGCATTGGCCACATTTGAAAATTGATTGGTATTAGGCAATCTTATGTAACTATTGTTTGCATTGACTGGTGCAATTTGTGAAACATTGGCTGATAATGTTTGATTTTGAATATTGTAAACATAAGCCTTATAAATGTATGCAGAACCATTGGCAGTATTTGATGTGCTATCATATATCATATTACGAATATAAGCCGTAGCAGCACGAGTAGAATTATATGATGATTGATTTGTTGTTACAATAGCTGTTTTATCAACTGTGTGAAAATCAACTTGTGGTGAAGTTGTAACATCAAATACACCATTGGCTGAATTGACATAGAAATAATTACCATAATCAACAAAAGTCGGATTGTTGGTTACATCAGATTGTAATCTTGCTCGGTCGTTTGTTAGAGTTACATCAGATTGATTTTCTAAACGATAACCACGAACATAAGAAATACCTTTTGAAATACCTAAATCATATTTTGCAGAATTAACTGTATTGGCTTTTGGTGTCAAATTATAATCATTAACAATGAAGTCACCATTAGTGTCATTGGTACGTTTGGCAAAGTAATCATCAATTACATTGTAAACTGTTTCATTAACCAACTTGACAGTCTGTCCATTTTCAACACGAAGTAATTCAATAAAGCTATCATCGTCACCAAATGATAGTGAACGACTTTCTAATGTTAAAGTAATTTTATATCGGTCAGCACCGGGCGCCTGATAGTTAGAAGCACCAATAGCAGGATCTAATAAAGAAGGGTCATTAACATAATCAACAATTGTTTCAGTAATATTTAAACCAACACGATTTGATGGTGTGTTGTCATATTTGTCAACAACAATTGTTTGAGGATTAACTTGAACAAATGCACCAGTAGAAATTGTAATGCCATCAGACCTTGTGTAGTTGTCTGAAACATAGAACACGCCTTGTGAAATTGAAACTGCTGAACTTAAACCTGTAGCATTAGCGCTGATGGCTTGTGCAGCCAGATTGGATCCATTGTCATAGATAACATCATTGCTTTGAAACTGTTCACCTGATTTATACGAAACAATTAATGTAGGTGGATCACCAGCACCGCCTGTACCGGTGGCTTCAACAACTGCAATAACTTTGGCTAATACTGAACCAGAAGCATTTTGAATAACTTTATTGTTAAATTCATCAACATTAATGGCTGCATTATTATAAGTTTCTTGTAGTTTAATATAACTACATTGAAAATTGGTTGTTAATTGTCCGCCAGTTACAGGTGTATTCTGTTTAAAAATGTTGTCAGCAAATTTAGTAACTTGGTCTTGTAGAATAGTTTGTGATTGTGTTAGTTCACGAGCTTGAACGGCAAAACCAGGTTTGAATAGAATCCTGTGATAATTTTTGGCAGGATCAAAGTCATCATAATATGGTTCAACATTAAAATTAAGCGGCATTTTTTAGTATCCTAATACAAATTTAAATTGTTCTATTCCGTCTGCACTTCTCTGAATACTTTCTCTGTTTTCAATATATGTCATGAATCCGGAGAAAGTAATAAAATCTGGGGTGCTAACACTTAATACTGTTCTTGCTGTTGATGACGAAGCACCAAAAATTGGTGCATTGAGTGTTTGTGTACCTGATGTATTTATCAAGCGTAATACATTGGATCCTGCATCAAAGCTTAATACAGTACCAGTAAATGTTGCGGTATTTGCAGAAGAACCTTGATAAACAACTTCATCAGAAGTATAACTACCAAATCCAGGTGCCACTACAAAGTCAGTTGAAGTTTTGTAAATGCTGCCGTTGGCTGGATTGGGGTAGGTACTAAGTGCAGTAGGATTGACCAACAAACCAACTTGCCTGAAATCGATATTTGTTGGTATTAATCCATCTTCACTGCCATTAAATTCAGCAGTCACCATTACATGAGAACAACCCAATTCAGATACAGAATCGTAACCATGACCGCCAATAGGACTGACAGGAGCGATGAAGGTTGCGTTTGAACCTGCTGCTGAAGTCACAGACACATTTGCAAAAGTGTAATCGGATCCTGGATTGGTTACAACAATATCAGTAATGATACCATTAGAAGTTGAGATAGTACCTGTGGTGCCGGTTCCATCACCAGTAATAATAAGATTAACAACAGAGTTTGCTGGATCATATCCAGAACCACCAGTCACCACATTGATTACTTCAATGTCACCATATCCCGATGATGTATCGTTTGGTGATGGTGCTGTTTTGACCACAGGAACTGGCATCCAAGTTGCATCCATAAATGTTGTTTTACGACCCACATCAATGGTATACATATACTTCCACTTATAACCATCAGCACCTTTATAAATGTTATTGGTGCCGTAAGTACCTGGTTGGAAAAATGGTTCATCGGTTGAGTCAGCATCATTGTTATTCCACAAACACTTAAACACTTGGTCATATCGATTACGAATGTAGAATCGTTTTACCAATGTGCCTGATGGATTGAGTGCAAACATATCAACATCATCTTGATAATAATCATATTTTTCACCAGAATCCCAATCAATCCTTTGGATAACAGGACTAATACCTGATGAATTGATTTTTTTAACGGCAAATATATTTTTGTAAATTTGCTTTAATGATTTTTGGTCTTGAGTTGGTTGTGGTGGATCAATATCATTTGTCCATGGTAAAACACGGGACATAAAACAATAGAGTGTGCTAACTGGTGTGGTAGTACCAGTAACCGAGGCCACAGGAGCAAAATAGTCTTGCTCAACTTGAGTTACTTTTGCATTATATGTTAGAAGGTCTTTATTTGCCATAGTATGTATTTATTAGCTGTAGGATATCTTAGCATAGGTGTTTGCTAAATCACCATCGAAAGAATAGTATTTAACAAAAGCAGTTGTTGTGCCACCCAAAGAGAATGTCGTTGCACCAACCGATGAATTGGTTGCAGAACATCCATGAGTAATTGTTCTTGCTGCGCCACCACCAGTATTAGGATTAATAATCACCACTTCTGTTTCATAACCTGGACCAAATCCTGTTGGTGTAATAGTTAATGATGCACCAACAGTAGCTCTCACCCATGTTTCTGTGGTCATATTAACTGTAATTGCAGTTTGTGTACCGGTGTATGTATTTGACCTATTAATAATTCCGTTAGCTGCATATACCATACTTGAAACATTTAATTGACCAAGAGATTCATTAATGAATAATGTATTACTTGCTTGAATTAAGTTATTGTTAGAAAATAAAATGGCGCCGTTGGGTTTACCATAAGCTTGTAATGATTGAACTGCAATTTGTAGTTTGCCGTTGGCAGAACCGTTTGAAAGAATTTTAGCAACAGAAACAACAGAGTTGGCTTCAGTTGGTGCAATGTTGCTTGCTTGGCCAGGAGTGGTTGATAGGAATAATAATTGACCATTGGTTCCAAAAGCAGATGCATCCATACCCTCAACAATACCTCTGGTGTATACAAAACCATACGCACCGGCTGCAATTCCTACTTTAATAAATCCTTCAACTTGTGAATTGGCAGCTGAAGTTGCATCAGCTAATTGAATGAATGGAACAGAATTTGAAGTTACACCACCAGCCAATCGAACCCAAGAACTATTTGGAATTGCTGAACCTGTATTATTATAAACTCTCTCAAACAACACTTTAGAAATTGCAGGTCTATCTCCAGCAACATCAGTATCTTGTATCAAAGAAATAGTATTCGCAGAATACCATACTTGACCATCAGTTTGTGATGGCGATTGTGTTTGTGCAAACCATTGAATACTATTTGCTTGGGTTGTTACTGTGGTTACGTTTGAGAAAAATACATTACCTAACAAAGTATTGGCAGTAATTGTACCTTGAACAATTAAATTTCTATTAAATATTGCAGTATTAGAAGTAAAATTATCAACAGAAATACTTTGTCCAACAGAATTGGCAATCAAATTACCTGTAAGGGTCAATGATTGTAATTGAACAATTGCGGTGTTTTGAACTGCTGTATTTGCCTTAGCATAACCAGAGGCTGCATAGTTGTTAACCGCAGTAATGTTGGTGTTCTGTGTTGCATCAACACCTTGGGTGTAGATGGTATTAGAAGAAGCGTTATTGGCAGTGTTGTATGCAGATTGAGCAGAAGCTGTTGCAGCATTGGCTTGGTTGTATCCAGACTGAGCAAATGTATTAACATTAGTAATATTGGTATTTTGGGTATTATCAACACCTTGAATTACAGTTATGGCATCAGCATTAGTATTTGCTTTAGCGTAAGCAGAACTAGCATATGTTTCCACAGCACCAATTTTAGTATTTTGAGCAAGGTCAACACCTTGAATTACTGTAATATCAATGGCATTAGTATTGGCTTTGGTGTAAGCGTTAGCCGCATAGTTATTTACGGCAGTAATGTTTGTATTCTGAGTCGCATCAACACCTTGTGTAATAATTGTATTGGCTGATGCGGTATTAGCTTTATCAAATGCGGATTGTGCATAATTTGATGGTGCAGCCGCCACAGACTGAATAGAACCATCAGCAAATTTAATGTAACTTGCACCATTCATTGAAAGACCATAACGAGAAATAGTAGCCACAACATTGGCAGACTTTTGACCGCCTACAGCAAAGACCACATTGGCACCAGATGATATGGTACCAATAATTAAATTACCATCGGAAGATGAATCGACTGAACCGTGAACATACAAATAACCATCTAAGGCTTTTTGTGCAGAAAAATTTGAATCATTATACAATGAATTATTAATACCCATATCAATAAAGTTATTGGCAGTTGTACCAATGTCTGCCGTTGCCACATAATCCATTGAACTGTTTTTATCAGTATTCTGTGCATTAACTTGTAGATATGGATTACCTGAACCAGCAAATTGTGCAATTACATTTGGAAATATAATATCAGGTAAACCAACTTTAAGAGCTTTGTTTTCATACAGGCCGTCTGCAAGGACAGATGCAGAAATTCTTCCTGTTACATCCGTAGGCAAATCCACACCAACAAATATGGTGTTAGCCGTATCGGCATTTAAATGTGATATGACTGGCAGGTCTGTTATTTTTACTGTAGACATTTATTACCCTAGTATAATGACGTTGTTATCTTGTGTTGCAATTGTATCTCCATCCTGTGTGATTAACTCAGGTGAATATTGTTGGCCAACAGGTCCGTATATAATGACATCTGTTGTATTAACTGTTCTCTGTACCGACATTAATGAATTAACTGTGTTGGCCAAATTACTGGTCAAAGTAACTGTACCACCAGTCCAGTTAACACTTTGTACCGTTTTTTCAGTATTGTTAGCTACCAACACTTTATCACCAGCAAACACGATATCTTTGAGTGGATACTGTGTATTACTGTAAGCGCCACCGTTAACAATGTTATAAGAACCTGTCAATGATGTTATATTTATGACGTTACTGCCAGCATTTGCTGTCACATAAGCAACATTTGCATAGGTTAACCAAACATTATCTCTGAGAACAACATTGTTGGCTCCGTTACCATAAATCTCAGACACTTCAGAGAATATTTGGAATCCGTTGGTCAATGTAATAGACAGACTACTATTTGGTAATACAATGTTTTCTAAGTTGGCACCAACAAGTGATTTAAAGTTAACAATGTTATTACTATAATTGTTCCATGTAGATGACATGGTTACATAAGAACCAGGATCTCCAGTATAATAACCTAATGGGAAACCTGTGTCTAATGCTGAAACGGTGGTCAAATCAATTGCATCATTAGATTTCATTGCATACCGACCAATGACCTTCATACCGGTTGGATGTAGTAAATTCAGCAATGTATCTCTATACTTTGCAATTTCTTTTTCTAATGTAATTTGATATGTAAAATTGTTATAGATTTCACTTTGTAGAACATCAAATGAACTTGGTTGACCAGTTGTATCGAGGTATTGTCCTTGACTAATTACCAGACCATTTAAGAATGAGGCATCTGCACGAGCAGTACCATCACCATATGTAATTAAACCTGTAGAATCAAATCGTGTTGCAGTATTGATGGCTGAATAGGTACCAGTCATAGACATTATAGTTGAACTATTCGCAATACGGATAACTTGACTTGGATTAGGAGATGATGTATAACCATATACTCTTAAACGGTATAGTGATTGTAATGGATCACCAAAAGGCGCTAGTAATGAAGTTGAATCTACTGTAGCTTGATAAGTTGAGTTGGCTAATGTTACACCTTGATATACAATATCACCGGCAACAGGCACAGTATTAATTGTTAAATTGGCTACAACAATGTCTTGAATTTTAAGTGAAACATTTGGTGTAGCTACATAATCTTCACCAGCATTTAAAATATTAATTGATGTAATTGAACCAACACGATCCACAATTGATGAGAAAGTTGCTCCATCACCTAATATTCCAGGAACTACCAATACAGCATTAGCGGCCGCCACATTTGCAGATGATACTGTTACAACCGGCAAAGCGCCAGCACGATAACCTAGTCCACCTAATGGATAGGTCAATCTCTGTGATGGGTATGTATATTCAACAGATAATATTTGTCCATTACTTCCTACAGAACTTACTTTGGCATTGGCTCCTAGTCCAGAACCACCAGCAAATAAAATAATATCATTGTTTTGATAACCTTGGCCTGCAGAAATAATCTGTATTGGTGCCAAAATACCTAAATTTTTCAGGTTAGCTAAACTACCTGACACATCAGTTGTATATTGTGATGTGGCCTCAACTGATGGTATAGAAGAAATTCCTCCGCCGGAATTTTCTACTAAAACAGAAGAAATAGGAAATGCAGAAAATCCAGTATATGTAAATGCATTGGCCAAAGTGGTGTTTGCATTAGCTAAAGCCACATTAGAGAAAACATAATCTGCAGCACCTATCTGTGTTAATCGTTTTAAAGAAATAACATCTGTTGGTACAAAAGTAACATTGGCAACACCATTAGCCGCAGGATTTAAACCATTAACAGTAACAATCGCACCTGGTGCATTTGTTAATGTAATGATAGTGTTTGGATTATTACGATAACCATAACCTCCAAATTCCAATTTAATACGTTGAAGTGATCCAGAAGTGGTCTCATTTACAGTAGCCGTAGCACCTTCACCATTAGCCGAATTTAATCCTCCATACACAATAACTGGATCGCCTGGTTGATATAATAGACCACGATAATTTGGGTTGATACGAATTTGACTAATCTGACCTACAATTTTTGCAATGAGTGGTTGACCATCAAATAATATATCTTGATTATTAACATCAACTACACGAACAAACTCACCAGACTGAAACAGTCGTTGAATATCAGAAATGAATACTTCTATTTTGTTACCAGAAATAATTGCATTTTCAATTGTTGCAATAGATTTGGATGTTTCACCAAAGATTCGATAATTGACACAATCTAAGAAGCTTACATTATCTGAATCTAATTTTAAACTTTTTGCAATGTACCATTTACCTGATGATGCACGAAGAACAGCGTCTTTGGTATAAAAGAACTCCACATCAGTATTGTATAATGTTCTGAAAAGAAAACGATAGGCCGCCTGTGTACCTTTTGATTGATAAAGGTCTCTTGCAATTTTAGCAACCTTTTGTTTGTCTGCTAGAATTTCATCAGGAAAATAAGATAAAAAATCTTCATAGAAATAATCTAAAAATTCAGCCGATGTTTTGTCAATATCGATATAATTTAAAATATTTTTTGTTCTATCTTCTACATTATTATTTTGTTCCAACCATTCATAGTATGCCTGTAGAAATAATACAAAATTGGCATACGCAGGTTCATCCCGAACAAATTCGGGAAGTTGTGATGGTATTAGTAGTGATGTTTTTTGGCCGTTAGCAATGGTCATGATTTGGCAGTGACGTTAACGGTTATTGCTGTTGGATCAAAAGGATCAACAGTAATAATTCGATTGTATGAAGAAGAAACAATTGTTGTAGTTGGTGTGGCCATTATAGACAGTTGACCAAAATCATTATCGATTGTAAGTGGATTAAATGAGTTCAATGTAATGACACCCTCTTGATAATCAATTGTACCAATATTTGAATTGAAAATAGTTTTAACACCAGAATCATCAAAATAATATGTTCTGAGTGTGCCGTAACGACCTTCTAAATTAACAACAAGAGATGCTAATTGACCTGTTGTATCACCGGCAGCCGGTGTCACCATTGCAATTGCACTGGTGTATCCATTACCTGAATTGGTAACTGTAACACTTTGTATAGAACCACCAGATATTTTGGCTGTTGCAGTTGCACCTGTGCCATCACCCATGATAGTAACTGTTGGTGTGCTTTGATAAGAAAAACCAGGATTTAAAATCGAAATTGATTCAACTCCATTAGTTGATGTTGGTACTTCTTCAATATAAACACCGTCAATCGTGTTGGCCAAATTAGCTGGATCTCTAAAACTCATTCCAGGTGAACTACCCACACCACTTAAAAAACGACCTGCTTGAAGTGGTGTATTATAATAGAGATTATATGTTGTTGGTGTGGTTAAATTAGGTAAAAACTTTTTCTCCAGTTTCATGGAGTATTCACTAGTAATTACAGAGGTACTGTATGTTTGGATTGTATTCAGTAAATCGTAAGTATTGAATGTAGAATTAAAAGTATTTAATGTATTATTTGTAAATGCTTGTATTGCTGACTTGATACCTGATTGTAATTGTGCTGATGTTTGATTTGTTTTATTTGGATCATATACTACATTAACTGTTAAAAGAATGTATGTATAATCAGGATCAACAATTGTAGGTGTAACTGTTACCACAGAAATAGGACTTAAAACTTGTGATGTAATTTGTTGTTTCTGTGATTGAGTTAAACTAAAAGCACCTGTTGGCTTTAAAGAAATAAACACTTGACCATATACAGGAGGAGAATTTTCTTCACCACCCCATACACTTACTGCATCAAATGAAATACCTAAACTATTTTGTTGAATGGCGGTAATGTAATCGTTTTTAGTAACGGCACGATTTTGTGCTGCATAAGATTTAGGTGCCTGAAATTTAATAGATTCAATTGTTTCTCTATCGTTACCTGCTGTTGCTGCTGTTACAGGGAAAACAGATGTATTTGAATAACCTGAAATTGAATCCATCAATACAAAATTATTGGCATCAGCCGCAGAAGTGCCTGATGTTACCACATACGATACGGTTACAATATTACCATCAACTAATTTATTACCAATAACACCATCACCAAAATAGATTTGATAGGTGTTTGTTAAACTCTCTTGTAAAAAGTATACTTTAGAATCACCTGTGAGTGCCAAGAAATTAGTGGCCAAAGTATATACTTCAGAGGCCGCATTTGAAGATGATTGTTGAACTGTAACAGTAATTGTTGATGTGTCTACATTCTCATCAGGTATTTCAAATGTATATGATGGGTTATTGATAGAATCAACAGTAAAGTTTAATGTTGTTGCCAAACCTTGTTTTAAAGTGATATTATTAAAGTTGACCACACCACCAGAAGTGTTTTCTGTGTATGAATCGGCAGTAACAAAGTTATAGTTTACACCTTCAATAGCTTCTGACATAAACTGAGTAAACTTTGGTAATGTCAACGAAGATCCAGTTACCTGGTTTACTTGTAAATCAATTATGGCTGTAGGTGCAATGGCTGACCGTGGTGTATAGTTTAATAGTTTGGCATGAGAAATGACTGATCCTCTTTGGATGGCTGTGTCCAAAAACATCTCATTACCCACTTGATTCAAATAATATGCACTATACTGTGTATTATAAGCAAGAATATCTAATAAAGTAGAAAGTGCAGAACCTTCATAGTTATAATCTTTTAATACATCTTGCGATTGTAAGTATGTCTTTAGATTATTCTTAATTGTATTGAAATCCAAATCGGTCATTTGGATATTAGAATTAGCACCTGCCATTTTATCTATTTCTCTCTAAAAGTAGGGTTACTGTTGTCGGTAATGTGGCATTCTCAATATAGAAACTGAGATATACATTATAAGCATTATTGTCTGGAAGAGGAGTCACAATCACTTGATTTACTCTGGCTCTTGGTTCATAATTGTCAATCATCGTATTGATTTCTCTTTCCAACGATGCAGCCGTTAGAGGTGATACCATTTCAAACAGTAAGGCATTAAGATTTGAACCTAAATCTGGATTAAAAGGTCTTTCAAAGTGATTCGTCAACAATAGGTTACGAATGGAACGAATGACCGCTTGGTCATCGTAACTAAGGGCAACATCGGCCGTTACCGGTTTCTTGGTAAAAGTGAAATCGATATCGGAGTATATTTTTGTTATTGTTAGTGCCATTTGTTTATTTATTCTGCTCTAGGAGTAAAAACGCTTTTTTAGTATTTGAAATCGTGCCAAAAAATTTTTGGGCCGGAACACAAAATTTCGAATTTTTACCTTTTTATGTTTTTTTCTAAATTATCTACTTTTTCAGTTAATTCTTTAATTGCCTCGACCAATAAAGGTATAATTTTTTCGTAGTATATTGTTAAATATTGTTCATCAATTGGTGCGGGAACCACAATTTCTGGAAGGATCTTTTGAACTTCTTGAGCAGATAAACCCACCTCTCTTTTTGGTTTATAACCTAAAGATTGTGCAGTTTCATTTGCCTCGTAGTAAAATCCAGTTAGAGTATTGACTTTTTGTAAAGCATTGTCTATAATACCTAATCTTTTTTTCAATCTATCATCAGAATAGTAAGCCGTAATGTTATCTGTAGCTCGAATTTCTCCTGTGGTACCTGATGCTGTTGTTCCAACACCAAAAGAACCAAATTGAACAGATGTTGATGTGTTTCCTGTGGCAGTTAATGAACTATTGGCTTGACTATAAGCGGATTGAGCAAATTCATTTACAAAAATAACAGTAGAGCTTAATGTGGAGTTTATTGTATTTGCATAACTATTTGCTGAATTGGCTGCATTATAAGCTGATTGCGCCAAAACTCTAGCTACATTATCTACAGCAGCTCCACCGGAAATAGTATTTGCAAATGCATAAGCTGCTTCAGCAATTCCTGTGGCAGTATTAGCCTGACTATAACTAGATGTTGCAATACCTGTGGCCACATTGGCCTGTGCATATGCTGGATCCGCAACTATTGGTAAATTTGGATAAGACGATGTGATTGTAACGGTATCATTGGCTACCGCAACACCACCAGAAACCGAAGTGATTGATGGAATTCCGTAATCCAAAGTCTTTTGAATGGAAGATGCAGGTACGGCTATTGTATAACTCATGTCGTCAATCCTAAATCATCTTTTAATTTATCTGTGCCAACAATTTCAATTAAACTGTTTTGTGTTGCACCAGTATTGGAGAATTGTAACACATACAAGTATTCGTTCAATATTTCATATGAATTAGTATAAAATGTAATGTCACCACTAGTTCGTGCATTAATTTCATTGGTAAATGTTTGAACATCTGAAATAATTGTGTTCATTGCTGAGTTTGATATGTTACTGTTTGCACCAAAGAATGAATCCACTAATGTAATGTAATCGTTGCGAATTGTATTAGCGTAGGCCGCAATTGTATTGGCAACATACAGGCTCGTGAAGTTACCAAGAATTGGCACATTATTTTGCACACCATCTGATTTATTCACAATCTGTAATATCTGCCGGCCAACACCAAGGCCAGAATTTAAATCAGGATAAGCAGCCGTGTTGGATGATTGTGTTACACCAGATAGATTGTTTGTATGATTAGTAAAATTTGTAAGTGCTGTTTGTGCGGTGTTTACAACTGCTGACATAGTGTTTGCTAAATCTGGATTATCATAACCATAAGTTTCTGTGTTAGCATATGCACCAATACCGGTTATAAAAACAGCTAATTCACCGATATTATCATTATACGGATTTTCATAATAACCACCTACAGCAGTATTTGCAATATCATCAATTTGCCATGTTGATAAGTCAATTGAAGAATTACTGAGAAAATTCAGAACACCAGGTGTAAGGGTATCATCACCATTAAAGTTGGCGGTGTCAAAATTAAATCCTAAACGACCATATATGCTTCCCATTATGTCTCCATTGGTCTAGTTGGTGGTGAAGTTGGAAATCCTTTGTTGCCAATATGAACGTGTTGATTGACCTTCATACGGAACATTTGCACCGAACCAAACAAATCAGATACCATTGGTGCAAACATTGAAACACCAGCATCAATCGTGGTGCCAGCAATCATATAACCAATCGTTTCAACAGACTTAGTGGCCGACAATGAAATCTTAGCGGTAATGTTACCATCAGCCTGTATTGACTGTGAACAACCAATGTCACCACGAACCATCAAGTCTGCATTGATATTAACTGTTGAAGCACCAAGATTAATGTCACCAGATGCATCAATATCAATATCACCGTTGACAATCTGTCGTGAATCACCTTGCACAATCTGTTTTACACTACCTTTAATATTCTCGTAAGCATTGCCATCAATCTGTGTGTATGCATCACCTTGAACATTAAGAACAGAATCGCCTTGTATAGTGATATTACAAATGCCTTTAATCAATACATCTTTATCAGAGGCAATAATTTCATAACCTTTACCAATAATCTTGTGTACCTCATCACCATTGGGATGCATTTCAATAAATGATCCAGAACGGTGTTGTATACGAACACGCTCACGAGTTGGCGTATCATCCATTTCAAATGAGTGGCCCCCTTCAGTTTGCTGAATTGTATTATACGGATATATCGGTTGATAATCGGTGTTAGCTGCTGATTCAGGTTCAGTCCATGCGTATATTGTCATTATGGTTTCTCAAAATTTTTCACTGGTGATGATGCTTTTTCATTTTCAATAGATAATTGTTTATCCAGAACAACCGCTAATTGGTCTTGACGAATGCCTTCTATTTCTTTAGCAATATCTTTACCAACATTAATTGCATCAGAAATACCTTTCGTTGCTTCACTCAAACATTGTTTTAGAAAAGCAGCAATTCGTGTTGGTAGTGTGGCAATATATTGAATCAAATCTCTTAATGATTGTATAAATGCCTGTATATCTTTTAATGGTTCTAATTGGTCACGAATAAACTTTTGTATTTGTTTTACTTTTGCTTTAATTGTTTTGATGGCATTACGAATCTCATCTACAAATGGTGAAGCAGTAGATGATGCCCATAAACCTTCAATTGTTGTTCGTAATGTATTAATCAAACCACTTACTGATATTGTTAATTTTGCAATTTCAAACTTGATACCTGCCGGTATATCACACACATGAGCCAAATTAGAATTCGCCTGTGAGATGGCGGTATTAGCCACAACACCTCGTGCCAATGGTGCCAATGTTGGTTGACCCACTTGATATTGTATTTGACCTGTTGGTGGTGTTGCAGGTTTTAAATTACTTTGTGGTGAAAACCCTTTTGATTTATCATAAGATGTTTCAAAACCAGGAAATACACCCATGATAACTGGTGCCTGTGCGGATTCACCATCAGAAAAGAATCCCATCACATAATCACCTAATCGTGGTGGACTAAATGTCTTTGAATTACTAGGTGATAACGATGGTTGAGCCCATGGTAAATCTTTAGTGGGTAACTCTTGTAAGTTGTCAGTATGATAACCAAATATACGAACACGCACACGGCCAGTCTTTAGAGGATCAGCATTGTCCTCAACGACACCGTACCACCAATTAAATCCGTCTTTGCCTAAAAAGTTATTCATCTACCGCTTTCCTAAATTCAGGACTATTATTATCAATCTGTGAGTATGCTGTTGGTGAACTGTCTTTGGTAATTTCTAAAACTGTTTGATAAGCACCACCAGAACTAATAATATGTCTTACTGCACTCACCAAATATGTTCCTGAATAATATCTATCCAACTCTTTTTTGTTGCTTGAAGGTTTCAATGTCAATAGATTAAAGTCAATGGTTCGACCAGCAGTAATACCAGGATCACCTGGTATGGTAATTTTAACTACGGTATAATTCGCCAGACCAAGTTGCGCTGTTCTTAAAGGTATATAATTCTCAATGGCAATATTTTTTGCAACAGAACCAGGGATATTTTTAACATATTGTAATTCATTCTGTGAAGCATTAGAAGTTAATACTTTAATACGAGAATCATAAGATTCGTTTTGTGTTTTACCTAATCTATTTTTTAATGGCACCAATACATCATTTTTATTGAGAGAGGATGTTTTTTTCTTTTCAAAGTAATCACTATAATTAAATTCGGTAGTTTTATATGTTCTTGCCAATGGATCAATTGAAATTAACTTATTGGCAAATGTACCAGAATTAATATCTTCTAGTGTATCGTAGGTTTTGACAAACTCATAATCCAATACGGTGACAGTCTTTTCTTGAAAGTCCTGTATTGAATCTTCAATGTTCTTAGCCTGATATCGATAGGTACTATAAATCGGTTCTTTGAACATGGATTGTAATGACCTGTAATTAAAACCATTCTTGGTTTCAAAAAATAACATATCAGCACCTACTGTGCCTGTTACCTTTGGCCTTGCATAAGTGGACAACCAACTAATAGCTTCAAATGGTTTTAAACGAGGTAGAACAAAGTCATACATACCAATTGTCTGTTCTATTACTTGTATATTTTTCTTCTTTACTTTTAATTTTTCAACCAAAATATTTTCAATAATTTTGGATATTTCTGTGCCAGTATATGATTTACTGATTTTAACTTGTTCGGATAGTAACAATTCTTCAGAACAGAAGTAAAGAGTGTATACCTCACTATTCATGTTACCACTAGGTTTTCTATCACTGGTTTTATAAATTCTAAACAGTTGGTCGGTTGAGTTGTCACCTGTTCGTATTTTACCAAAGTTGATTTCAATATATTCATTACCGGTCAACTGAAAGAGTTCTAAGAATCCTTGTGCATCAACCAATGTAATATAACCAGAAGTAACAAAGCTGTAGATGTCCTCAAAATACGACAGTTCAACCAATAGTTTCTTTAACTCAAATCGTTGGCCACTTGCGGTCAACAGATTGAGTGTCTGTATCGAAAAATCTTGAGGGTAATAAGCACCAGGAGATTCAACTACTGGAACTTGTTGATTATTTTCCATATTATTGTGACATCAATGATTTAAATTGTGATTCCATTTGGTCAACATAGACCGAGTTCAATATGTTTATCTTTCTTTTTGATTCATTTAACTCATATTCATAATCATAGATAGTAATAATTCTTTTTGTGGTTGCAACAGTCACAGTAGAATTACCAATAAAATATGTTTGTGTATTTTCAACAATGGTGTTGTATTCTGTTTGATTTACATCAATCGTGTTGATTGTTACTGTATTAGTAGAATTATCTGTTTGAGTTAATTTCTTTTCATAACTGTAAACTGTAGTTGTTGTATTACCAGACGGATATTTTTCTGCCATATAATTATCAAATACAGTAGAATCCATTGGCCATGACCATTGTGGGTCTAATAGTTCATTTGCAAATAGAACAATCCAATACCGATAAGAATCGCCATAGTATTTGTATGCAATAATTTCTGGTGTATCACCTTCTTGTATATCATATGAGTAGTAAACAAGAGGATTCTTTAATACATCAGGTATAATACTGGCTCGTGCCATAATATTGGTGAATACTCGTGAAACACCAACATTATCGGTTTGAATTATTTTTGGTAGTGTGTCAAAGTATTGCATTAATATCCTGCCTTAATTTTATCTTTGTCGATGAGTTCGATTTCTTTAAAATTCATTGTCAATGTTGTTTGTACCGGTGCACCATCATCGTGTGCAGCCCAACCATTCGGTGCATAGTTGACATCAATACTTTCAATGACGCTTTCTGCCACACGGGTTACATTTCCATTTCTCTGACCATTAAATAAGAAGTCTAAATCAAATGTCGATGGAGGTACAAAAAACATACCAGCAGCTGCTGTTGTAATTTGTGGTGCAGCATGATAACGAAACAGTTTAATAATTTCTTTCACAGTTTCAGCTTCTTGGCGAGAATATGGTGTGAAAGTAAATGCCATTTGATAAGTTCTAAAATCAATACCATCAAATAATAATTGTTGTTGCGGATTAATTGCAAGGCCTTGTGTAGAGAGTGCAAGTTTTCCCGCATTAGATTGTGCAGCTGTTAGACCAGCACTACCCATCTTACCTAAAGTATTTAAGATAGGATTTCCTTTTTTACCGGGTGTTATAGCTGACGAAACTTCTTCAGCCACTTTCAACAAAGATAAATTACTATAACCAGCTTTATAATCAAAATTTAAGGTATCAGGAATATATAAAGAGATGGTTGCAACTTTTCGTTTCTTTTTCGGTTTGAAATTTAAAGTTTTTTGTGCATCACCAGAAAAAAAGTTTTTAACAGAATTGAATTGTTCTTTTAAACCTTCAATCGATGTACCTTTAGCAATAAACGCCTTGGCCTCTTCATAAGTAATAGGGTCAATTTCATTAACTGAAAATTGAACAATATGACCTTTTGTGGCTGAACCTAAATCCCTAGGATATTGATAACTGTTTAAACCAAATTTATTACCAAACAATGCTCCGAGGGGACCATTAATGATATTACCTGGTATTGATACACCACCGATGGATGTTGGTATAGAAATGATAGCCATTAGGTTGTCCTAAAAAGAAAGATACATAATAGTATATTTATGGCGTATTCCGGACGATTTACACCCTCTAACCCCCAAAAATATGCTGGGGACTATAACAATATCATCTACCGCTCTTCGTGGGAGTGCCTGGTGATGGATTGGCTCGATAAAAATCCCAATATTATTTCTTGGGCTTCGGAAGAACTTATCATTCCCTATAAATCTCCTGTGGATGGTCGTTGGCATCGATATTTTCCAGACTTTCTTGTGAAAATGAGAACTAAAGATGGTAAATTAAAAACCTTATTACTTGAGGTTAAACCAAAGAAACAATCTCAACCACCAGAACCACAGAAAAGAATCACTAAGAGATATATTACGGAAGTGACCACCTATGGAGTTAACTCCGCCAAATGGAGGGCTGCTCAGGAATATTGTCTAGACCGTGGTTGGGAGTTTCAAGTAATCACGGAAGACCATCTAGGACTGTAACTAAATAATCAATGGCATCTAAACTAACACAACTCGCAAAACAAAAAACTGCTTCGGAACTTCAAACGATGAGCCGTGACTCTTATCGTTGGATGACCAAAAAGATTGGCGACCTTGGTAATACCACAGGCATCGCTTCTACGATTGCACGGGAGAATAGAGGTAACCATTTCTATAATGGCGGTTTATATTTCTTCTATTATGATCCGAAAACAAAGGCAGACTTACCATATTATGACCGATTCCCTTTGGTATTGGTATTAGACATTCAAAAAGACCACTTTACCGGATTAAACCTACATTATTTACCAATCCAGTATCGAGTTGCCTTTTTGGATAAATTGATGGATTTTGCGGTGGTTGACGGCAATAAAGATATACAGCGTATGAATGTCACCTATGACATACTAAACGCCTCCAGACGGTTTAAAGAGTTTAAACCATGTTTTAAAAAGTATTTGACGAACCATGTTCAGTCAAAAATACTTGCCGTGCAGCCAAATGAGTGGGATATTGCGGCATTCTTGCCAATACAACAGTTTAGAAAAGCTTCCACTGCTAAAGTGTGGCAAGAATCATTAGAACAGATACGATAAGGAATTAAAATGGCTGGCAATATTAACGACTTTAAATCGAGTTTTCAGAAAGATTTATCTCGTCCACACAAGTTTGATGTGAATATTCCTATTCCTTTGACATTGATACCATACATCAAATCAGCAAAATCTCTCACATATCGTTGTGAAAATGCTAATCTACCCGGTAGAACATTTGCTACGGCTGAACAAAAAACATACGGACCAATTGAAAAGTATCCATATCTAAACACCTATACCGATATTGATATGACATTTATTATTGATGATGACATGACACAGAAGATTTTTTTTGATGCATGGTTAAACTATATCAATCCTTTATATAACAACAATATGCGATACAAAGGTGATTATTCAACAGTTATCACAGTCAACCAATATGATGTCACCAATCAGATATCCTATTCTGTTAATCTTTATGATGCTTATCCTATTTCAATAAATCAAATGGATTTAGATTGGTCGTCTGATGGTTACCATAAACTCAATGTAACTTTTGCATATACCTATTGGCAGAACAATTCTCTACAAGCACTTGGTATGGAGTTGGTTGATGCTGGTATCAACGCAGTCAACAATATTATTGGTGGCCTTGGTGGTAATGCTGTTGGTGCTGCTGGTTCAGGTGTTAATAATCTTATAAATGATATATCATCTACTTTCCGTAGATAATTTTAAAATGGAGTGAAAATAAAATGGCTTTACCAAAACTTGACGTGCCGTCTTACGAGATTGAATTGCCGGTTTCAAAAAAGAAAATTAAGTTTCGGCCTTTCTTAGTTAAAGAACAAAGAAACTTATTGATGGCAATCGAATCTAATGATTCCAAAACTGTTCATCAATGCATCTTTGATATTTTAAGTAACTGCACAATCACACAAGACATTGATGTATATAAATTACCAGTCACGGATATTGAATATTACTTTCTACAATTAAGAGCCAAATCGGTTGGTGAGATTGTTGAATCTCGATATCGTTGTAATAATGAGGTTGATGGTGTAGAATGTGGTAACACCATGGAAAGCAATATAGATTTAACCAAGATTACAGTTAATCTTCCAGAAGATATTAGTCCAGAAATTAAACTAACAGATAGAATTGTAATCAAACTTAAATATCCAGAGTTTGGTGTTGTTAAAGATTCTTTAAATATTAAAGATGTTAATGACCTAACTTTTAATATGGTTGCTCAATCGATTGAGTATATCTATGATGGTGAACAGTTTCATTATGGCCATGAGGCACAACCAGGCGAAATGCTTGAGTTTGTTGAAACAATGAACCAAGAACAATTTAATAAAGTAGAACATTTCTTCCAAAATCTACCAAAGTTAAGAGATAAACTTGAAATGACTTGTAGTAAGTGTGGCTTTCACCACACGATAGAGGTGGAAGGGTTAGAAAATTTTTTCGGTTAACATTTCGTCATGACAATCTGAGTAATTATTACAAAACGAATTTTTCGTTAATGCAACACCATAAGTATAGCTTGACCGAACTTGAAAATATGATGCCTTGGGAAAGGGATATTTACATATCTTTGTTGATTCAATATATTGAAGAAGAAAATCAGAAGATTAAAGAAAGACAAAGAAGATAGTAAATGAAGTCCTATTTTAAACAAAACAAATGGTTGAATCCACCAGGTGGTTCATCTTCCGATTATCAATATAATATGGGAGCAAATGGCAAAACTGGTGGTATAAAAGAAGCTGAAGATAATAGGCCTTCAGAAACTATTGCTTTTGAAAAATCAAAACAAGACAAAAAAGTATCACCTTTAACATCTTCAACCGTTTTAGGATCTTCTCGTATTGGTAAATCTTCAATTTCTGATGCAACACCACAAACTACGGTACAAGCATTAGGTTCAATCTACGACCTATTAGCCAAAATACAATCATACGAAAAATTACAATCTGAACTTGATTTGGTTGATTATCAATTGGCCTACATTGAAGAACAAGATAGAAATAAAAAAATTATTGAAGCTTTAGGTGGAAGAAAACCAAAAAAGAAAAAAGTTAAAGAAGAAAAAAAAGAAAAAGAATCAGAAAAAGTTATAGAAAAAGAAAAAGCAAAACCTGAAACTAAGGCACCGCCTGAAAAAATTACTGAAGCACCTAAACCTTCAGCAACAAAAGCTCCCAAAGAAGTACCTAAACCTACTCCAAAAGCAGAACCTGTGCCAGCACCCAAACCTACAACGGCAGCACCATCAGCACCAAGAGCTCCGGTTACTGCAAGTAAAGGTATTACTGGTCAAGTTGCAGCCAATGCCGGAGTTATCGCAGGACTGACTTCAGGCCTTGTTGCAGCTGGTATTACAAATTCATATGCCCAAACGGCAATCATGGCTAACGTAGGTAAAGAGAGTGGTTTCAAATTAGAATCTGAGAACATGAACTATACTACTGTTGACAGATTAAAAAAAGTATTTCCTAGTAAATTTGGTAAAATGAGTGATGAAGAAGCAAGTCAATATATTAAAAATCCAGAAAAATTAGGAAATTTTATATATGGCGGCCAATACGGTAATAAAGAACCAGAAGATGGTTTCAAATATCGTGGACGAGGTTCTATTGGATTGACATTCAGAGGACAATACGAATCTACGGCAAAAGAAATTGGAGTACCTGAATTAGCTACAAACCCGGATTTAGCCAACGATCCTGAAGTAAATAGAAAAATTGTAGCCAACTACATGATAAAAAATGTTGGTCTAAAAAAATTAAATGAGTTTACGGATCAACAAACAGCAAATAGAGTAATAACACAAGCTGTAGGTGGCAAAAGATTAAATTTGGATGTGGGTATTGGTGCAGAACTTTTATCAAAAGTTGATGCATATTCTAGTGCATTATCTGGTGACAAAATAAATTCAGCCTCAACAGAAAACAAAAATTTAAAAGCTGACGCTGCTGCAAACCAAGATAAACCATCAATTACAGTAAATAATAATAAAACAACTACTACAGGAAGCTCACCATCAGGTTCTTCAAATGAGTCAGATGATACTAATGCTTATCAAAGAAAGTTAAAAGGTTAAATGGCAACTAAAAAAACTACTAAACCAAAAGCATCCGCATATACAAAACAAATTGCAACAAGAATGGATGTTGTTGCCTTTGCACGACTACTAACTTCATCTTTGGGTAATGACAGGTGGTTCACAGAAGATGTAATTAAAAATACATTTAAACAAAGTGGTCCAGCTGCTACTGCAAAGAAAGATACAACAAAAGCCACCAAAATTCCTAATTTAGAATCTGACAGTAAAGTAATGGAATCTTTAATGAGCATCCATAATTTACTTAAAAAAAATTATGAAGATAAATTAAAGTCTGATGAAAAGAAAAATCAATTCAGAGAAGAACAAAGTATTGAAAGAAAAAAACAAAATGATGAATTTCTTAAAGCACTTGGTAATGCAGGAGGTGGCGCAACAACTGTAGTTAATAATACCACAGCAACCAAAATAAATGATGATAGTGGTGATGATGGTTTGTTGGGTGATTTGCTTGGTGTTGCTAAAATGTTAATCAGTATTGGTAAATTTTTTATGGCCACACCACTTGGTTTAGGTTTACTATTAGGCCTTGCAACAATGTATATGTTGTTTAATGATAAAGATGCAGAAGGAACCAATAAAGGTATTTTAAATGCAGGTCAAACAGATGGTGGAATAGGTGCTGCTATACAAGAAGTTAGATCCGATGAAGTTGCCAGTAGAAAAGCCGTATTGCTTCGTGAAGCTTATAAAAATAAAACGATTAAAGCAGGAATGTTTGACTTTAAAAAACAAGGCGTAGAAGAAAAAGCGTATTTGGCTTCTATTGGTTTTGATGATAAAACAGGATTGACACAAAAAGATAGGGATAATGGATTTAATGCTGTTGATGAAGATGGTATTCCATATCGCTCAGAAACAAGAGCAAAACAAATGGCTAAGGCCGAATCACCTGCTGTTGCTGAATCACCTACAGCAGAACCGGCCAAACCATCACCAACTTCACCAAGCGGTTCATCATCTTCATCGTCACCAGCCGCATCATTATCTCCTGGTGAATCGGTTGTATCATCACCATCAGCATCAGCAGTAGAATCTATTCCTAAAGTTAATCAGGTGTTTAATACAGTTCAAAAAGAAAATTTGGATGCAAATATTCCTGAAAGTAAAGAGGATCCTACTTCCATTATCAATAACAATTCAGTTAAAAGTTATGCAGAGGGCAAAGGAAAAATTCCAATGCCATCTGTTAGAAATCAAGAGCCAACATTCCAGAGCATGATATTATCCAGCACTAGAGTAGTTTAACCAATAAAAAACCCACCTTTCGGTGGGTTCAAACCAAGATTAGTAGGTTTAATCTTCTTCAGCCAACTTCGCAAAGTAAGCCATATCATCATCTTCAGATGTATCATCTTTAAATGGTGAATCTTCTGCCTTAGCTTTAGGTGCATCAAAGGTCTTTGCTTTAACTTGTTCTACGGTTGTGCGTGGTGCTTCACCATTCAAACCGAGTACCTTGTCAAGGCGACCTTTAAGAGTATCATAAGACTTGAACTCTTTGTCATCAGTCAATTCTTTAAGTGAAAAAGAATCTTTCCAGATTTGTTCCAACTTACCATCATCATCAGATAATGCGGATGGTGAATCAAACTCAGACTTATCGTAGTTCTGATAACCTTCTACCTTACGAATCTTTAACTTGAAGTTAGCACCTTTCCACAAATCAAATGGATTGATTGGTGTTTCATCTTCAAACTGTGGATTCATGGCTTCAGTAACCTTGTCAAAGATTTTCTTACCAAACTTAAACAGTTTGATTTTGCCTTCGTTTTCTGGATGCTTAGGGTCAGAAACAATATACACATTGGCGATGTAATTCAATTTACGCTTTTGTTTACGAACTACGTCTTTGTTCGCTTCGATGCCTGAATTCCATAATGTAGAGTTGTGTTCACACACAGGACATTGTTGATTCTTTGTTGTCAAACAATTATCAATTAACCAACCACCAGGTCCTTGAAAACCATGTGAGAAGATTTTTACCCAAGGTAGACCATCTTCACCATCTTTTTCGGATGCTGGGAGAAAACGGATAGTGGCCATGCCATTACCTGCTTTGTCTACTTCTGGACGCCAAAAGTTATCAGATTTCTCTGAACTACCTTCGGATGTTTGGGAGAGTGCCTCGATTGCTTTAGATAATTTATCGAGATTGCCAGATTGGCGTTTTAGATTTGCAAAACTCATGATGTTGCCTTTCGTATTAAACGGAGTATTAACGGAATATAAACTACTTTCAAATTACTGCTCATAATCAACTACTATATCACAATATTTATCCATTGTCAAACATACATCTTCAAAATATTAATGGTTGTTTGTGCATCGGTATGAAGTATACCAACACCACCTTCTCTACGCCATTGGTCGATATTTACCGGAGTATCATCAATCAATAGTGTATTCTTGTTTGAGTAATCCTTCTTGTGCCTTTTACCTGGTACAATAATGGCAGGAAACTCAATGTTGTTCTTCTTCAACCATTCCATCTTTTGTGGTCGAATCTGTGGATCTCTTTTCTCTGAGGCACTAGATGATAGTATCTCGGTTGGTACTTTTAGACTTCTCAAATAATTGATTAGTTCCATGGCATCAGGCATTAAATCCAATGTTGCAAATTCTTCATCATTAATAAACTGCGTAAAGAACTTATCAAACTCTTTGTGTTGTTCTGCCTCTTTTGGTTCCATCTTATACCGAGCTTTGTACCTTTTGTCAAAGTCGGCAATCACACCGTCCATGTCTAGGTAAATCTTAGTAATTTTTGTTTCAGGCATATTGTTTAATCTTCTCTTTTAACATTTGTTTACACTTTTCTTTATCGTATTGTATAAACGGTGTATATTTCTTTATAATTCTTCGGTGTGTCGGCCAAATAATATCTTCAGTAATTTGTTTTTCCCATTTTGGCATACAACCAAGTATATCAACTAACATACAAACTGTTTCTAATGAAATCTTTTCGTGCATCATCTTGGTAATTAACATTGGCCAACCACCATCGATGGGTTTGAAGTAATCATCAATGTGCCAGAACTCAGCACCATCAACACTATCAAACATATAGATTATATCATTTTCAAAGGTATATGTCAAGCTCTGTTGGATTTTTTGCCACTTGGCATAGTTCTCATCACCATCTTGTAATAGGTCACCTACCCAATCACCATTGCCTTTTATAAAGTTGGCAATATAGAAATTCTTTAATTCTTCCAAATCATATTTACGAGATAGTTTATAGAATTGGTATTTTGATTTGTTAGTGGTAAATGTCTGCTTAGATACATTTGTTTTTCCGTTATACTTAAAGTAATCATAAGAATCGGAAGTAAAATGTAACTTTAAAGCATTCCACAATGAGTATGCCGCAAAACCTGTATTTTCTGTCATAACGATTTAATCAATATAATCTTTTTGTTTTCGCCTGTTGGTTTAACAAATAACTTTTTCAATTCGGCATTATCATGCCATTTCATAGAACTGCTTTTGTGTGCCGGTAATCCTGCCGTTTCACCAATCTTCTTCCAATTATCTGCCAAGTATACTGCACCATTCTTACCTGCACCAACAAATGTAATGATGTGTTTTAAATCATCACCATATTTTTGTTTCCATGCGATTGGTGCCTTCTGCCGTAATTGTTTTAATACTTGTGTGCCTGCGTTCTTAATCGACTTAGAGAAACAGAACCTCCAGTTGTTGGCGATGTTATTAAACTGGTCTTTGTATTCAAATTTTGATACACCAAGATAATTCAGTATATCTTTGGGTGGTGGGTAGACAGATGAACCAACACCAATCATACCAATACACTCACCCAACATATCATCATCAATATAAATCAGCCAATCTATTCTGCGACCAACCGATGAATTGGATGCCACATAAGAGTGATGAGTTTCAATTATTTCTTTGACAATATTCTTTTGTTCTTGTGTGGTAACTTGTACCAATTCAATCATATAGGTAGCTTTGAACTTTTCTTAATCAAATTTAATTCTTGTGCTTCTTCTTTAATCTTTGCTTTCAATGCAGAAGAAATTAATGTGGATGCCACTTCAACTTCCAAACCAGTATCTTTACAATGTTGTAGTATTGCATCCATTCTATTGCAACGATATCTGGTTGAAAGTTCTTCTACTAATATACTAAAATCACGGATCTCATCTTTAGTTGGCATATTAAATTCTATTCTTCTCTTTATAAAATATATGGTTACCAATCTGTGTAACCTTTGTCAAGTTCCAATTAGGATTAACATAATTGGCATGGAAATACATTGCTTTCGAATGATATAGTGTATCATGGGCAATGGCGGATGTCAAGGCTTTTCTCGCAACCACCAAAGATTCTTCCCATTGGTATGGGTTACGAACCAGTTTGATATATGCTTGATTACAAAACCAGGAGAACTGGCATACCATTACACCATTGATGACACTCTTTTGTTTTACCACACCACAAATTGTGGATGGAAATTTACCAGAATTTACACGGTTCATTGTGACCTGTGCTACTGCTAGTTTACCTTCGAATGATTCTTTGGATGATTCATAGTAAACATTTTCAGCAAGACATTGTAGTTCTGAATTGAAATGGGCACTAACGACCTCAACTGAGTTTTCGTTATTTTGTGCATACGCTTGGGCAGCAGGTACCAATAAATTAATTATAATTAAAAATATTGATGTGCCAATTAAAAACTTGTTTGTTACTTTTTTGTTGAAAGACATCTTTCTTCCTTTTTGATTACGGCGGCCAAACATCTGACCGCCTTGGTCTCCAATTACGAATTCGTTTTCGATTTTATTTTAACTTCAGGTTGTGGAGGGGTTTGAGAAACAAATTGATTAAGAGCTTCCGCTTTCTTTACAATTTCTTCTTCGGTGGGGAATGATGGGTAACCTGGATGTTCTGGTGAAGTTGTTCCATTAATTTTGGATTCTTCTACCTTGGTTGACCACTGGTTTGATATAATTTCTCTTTTGCCGTAATACTCATCAGAGAGCATATCTTTGGCCATTTTTAAGAGTTCTAGCCGTATCTCGTAGGGTGTCATACTCATTTACTTCTCCTTCTGTGTGTTGTGTGTATACCAGCGGTTTGTGTGTTGCTGGTGTTTTATTTATGCTTTGTAGAACTCTCTTTGTAATAATTTATTGCTTTCACCAATCCAGGTATGTGGTCAGCGGTTTTCTGTTTAAATATTAATGGCAGGTCATTCTCCACAGCCATAATAATAATGATATCATCAATAGGTGTACCAATCATCTCCTCATACATCAAGGCATATGCGGTTGTTTGCCAGAAGTAATCCTCAATGTGTGCCTCTGTCTTGGCACGCTTGGAGGTCTTAAAGTCAATCACAGATAACTTGCCATCGAACTCAGCAATACAATCAACCCTACCCGCCATCTCCAATTGTTTGGACCACAATGCACACTCTTGGTAATGTATGTTGTTGATACGATTAAGTAATGGCTTGAGAGATAGGAACATTTCAAGTGCATCTGGCATTGCAGAACCTAAATCATTATTGTTTAAATAATTCTCACATAATGTATGGACTGCGGTACCACGACCTGTTGCAATTCTCGATACTCGGTTAGCTTCTTCTTCACCCACCTTCTTACGCCATGCCATAATACCTGCCTTCTTTTGGGCGCCAAGCACAGTAGTAACCGATGGAAGTTTTGTACCATCTTCTAATGTATAGTATCTCTTGCCGTCAGGAAAGGTTTCGGACTTTAAGTCTGGTAATGATTTAGGTGGGCAGTAATTAAATGTCATTTTTTGTTATATACTTTTCTTTTATCTTTTCAAATTTTATAATATCTTCTTCAGTAACAATTGTTTCATTTAAATTTTTTCTATATTCTTCTGCATATTGTTCCAACTGTTTAATATCACCTTCATATTTAAAATTCTTTGTTATATGTTTTGTATCATAAGCATCAATGATAATGTGATATCTATCTTCATCTGAATCATTTCTTATTTGGTGCCATGTGTTTACCCACACCATGTAAACTGATCCGGCTTCCATGTGTAAATCCACACCATCACATATGAAAACACACTTTTTATTTGTAAACAAAGGTATGTGAATACGAGCAATATATTCTGATTGTGGTCCATCACTATGCACCAATGATTTACAACCAGCTTGCAAGCAAGTTACTCTTGCTCTTCTAGGATAAAAACCATAAGATTCAATTTGGTCTATCACATTTTTTATTTCACCAACACAAGCCTGTGTAGGATTTTTATACTCCATTGAATGTGCAACATTTAAATATTTTAATACTTTAAAATTATTTTGACCTTTAGGGAAAAAATCATCTTGAAATTCCTCATTCTCACCAGTTTGGAAGAATTCAAAACCATCTTGCCATTCACCAGTTCTACTTAACAAACTCCAACCACCAAATCCATGATATTGTGGAGTTTCAAATTCTTCACCTTGTAATACTTGGTTGCCTAAAGTAAAGACATGGTTTCTCACATCATCTCTTAATTTTTCCAAATCAAACTCAATAAAATCTAATTTTTCATAAAACATTACAGGTGTCCTTCTTCTTTTAATATATCACACACCGTATTATAATCTAATTCTGAAGATAAGGCAATAGCTAATCTATCTTTAAATTCATATTTTGGTATAACTGAATGTGGTTCTGATACATTTAATACCCATGCTTCGGTAGGTTTGGCAAGAAAAGAATCCATTTCTTCCAAATCATTTATATCAAATATGTAACCGTTTGTTTGATTTTCAATTTGCCGTTTTTTTGGTGTGTTTGTTTTATACTTATAAAATTGTGTGATACAATCATCTGTTTTAATATAAAAATTAATTGTTGATTTGATACCACTATCGGTGTGAGGTGGTATTGTTGTATTAATCCGCATGATTGTCATAAAAAAACAAGAGTGATAAGCTCTAGGTATTATATTCATAATATCATTTTTATTTTTAAAATCAACATTACTATACCGAATACCAATGAATTCACCATTATCTTCTTGACCAAATTGTTGTTGCATATCATAGACAACATAATCATTAATCAGAAAATTTTTGTTTAGTTTACAAAATAGATTATTCATTTTTAAGTGAATCGTATAATTTCTTTGTTACATTATCACTATCAAATGTTCCTAAATTGCTGGACAAAGATACTCGTGTTTCACTTGATTGATTGGATTCTATTGTGTGTAAAACAAAACCAGGAAAAAATACCAATTTACTTTCTGCTGGTTTAATTCTTTTGAACTTTGTACCGTTTACTCCATCAGTACCATTGTCCCAATCACAACCACCTCTAGGATCAATCAGAAGTAAATCACCAGAATTTTCTTGAGCTTTAATGTAATATGTCAAAGCAATCTTAGGTCCACCATGGCCATGTATAGGCATATGTTTACCTGGGTGTAGATAATTTATCCACCCATTAGTGTGCCAAAATGTAAAATCTCGGAAGTTTTGAGAGATGTAAGGAGATGCCAGTTGTGTTACAATATCTATAGTATATTGTTTCAGTTCATTGATACATGGTGTATCATTATTCCATACATTAATGTGGTTACTTGAATTTGCTTCTCTGAGTAAATTATTATTAAATTTTTCGTCAAAGTCTGTTTGTATTTCCCAGACTGGTGTAGTCCACCAATCATTTCTCACTATGTTCATAATATTATTTTTAATTATAGCCCTTTAGACTTTTTCCATTCTTCATATGCAGCAATTAACCAACAGTCATACTCTCTTACTTTAATGTGTGCATATTTTGGATCTTCAAAAATTTCTTTTGGAGGCCAAGGATTTCCTAACACATATTCAACCAAAGGAATTTTTGCGTGAATTAATTTTTTAATGATATCAGAATGTTCATGAAACATGTGAAACATTTCATCTTTTTCTTCTGGAGAAAATTGTTTTGCTGTTTCATTTATTTGAACATCAAAATAATAATCCATGTGTTCAGTATAAACATCAACATCTTGTATGACAAAATCTTTAGGTGATAAAATTTCTGTATTAGCGGCAGTAAAGTTTGTCATATTATTGACCTTGATAAAGTAATTTAATTTTATTGATAAAATTATTTTTTAATGATTTTAATTTTGTCTTGGTTTTTACATATGCACTAGATAGGCCATAACTACCTAAACATAGTGTCCACATCATGTATGAACCCAATAAACCCAATTCATAGTCTTTTGGTAGTAAGAATACAGCTCGGCAAATTGGTCGACCAATCTTCATTAATAAACGACCAACTTCATCATCAGTTTTAACTGCACCCATTAGATATGCCATGTGGTGAGACCAAGGGGTTACAATTAAATGAGCCCACTTTGTGGTTGCTTCTTTTTGTTTTTGTTTACGGTTTTCTTTAGATACCCATAACATGAAATCTGGACCCTTTTCGTCCATCCATGCAGTAACAGTTTTAGCCCAACGAATATATCCTCTGTAAACAACACGGTCATTCTTCTTAAGCCATTCACCATATTCTTGGTCTGCAACAAATATACCGTAAGGCATCATACCCATTTGGAATAATTTGGTACAAATAATTTTACTACAAGCACAGGTACAATTACACGCATAACTTGTTTCAGCATATGTGCAATTGTAGGTACATGCACAGTTTGTTCCACTTTGTAACCAAGATTGTGTATCACAATTTGAACAATTAATTGTGCTGACATAAGCACATTGATTGCAGTTGACATTACCACAATTAGCAGAACAATTGCAATTTCCAGCATTACAATTTCCTTCGGTGGTGCTTTGGTAGTAGGATTTAGAATAAAAACCTGAAATGGCCGGAACTGCTGGTCTTTGGGCCGGTTTAATCAGATTATTTAAAAAATTCAGGCTTGAGGAATAGGTTGGTGCTTGACCTATTTCCACATTAATATCTGATATTCCTATTTGTCCTGAAGCTGGTAATGTCATTTTTTCACCTTTTTACTATTTTCAAGTATTTATCTTAATTAATCCTAATAATCTTAGAACTTTTATGTATTGCCATCCTAAGTCTAATTCAAACCATTTATTTCTATAGTTTGGATTTTTCGTATTTTTGTGGTGATTGTGGTGTAATTCTTCACCTGCAACCAGTATTGCCAAAGGCCATAAATTTCTACTGTTATCATCAGAATCGTTTTCACGATAACCAAAATGGTGAGCTCCAATAGCCACAATTACTGTTAACCAAATGGTTGCCCAAGATATCTGTATTAACCACGACAATATGCCCCAATAACCAAACAGAATAATATTCAAAATTAGTAAAATAAAAATACCAATTCTTTGATATTTTTCAGTCCAATCACCAGACACGTGATTTGCATATGACTGAATTTGTTGGTCGGTAGCAAAGTTTCTATAACCTAAAAATATGGATTTTAACGACACAACAAATATAGACTTTAATCTGTTCCATATTGATCCAGATACAAATGAGAAATGTGGGTCACCTTTTTTATCCGAATACTTATGATGGTCGTGGTGTATTGCAACCCATTCTCTCACACCGGAACCATCGGTCAACCACAACCAAAATTTTATAAATGAAACCATTTTAGGATGAAATTCAAATTGCTTGTGTGCTAAACTCCTATGTACATACAAACTAAAAAATACTGTTGTGATATGTGTTGTAATCAATACATACAAAATGAAATATTCAATCATTTTTTGTAAAGGTCAAAAGACCCATCTTTGCAAAAATTCTAGCATACCAATATGTTAAATCAAATTCAAACCAACGGTGTGCAAAATTTGGATTATTAGGCTGCTTATGATGATTATTATGTAATTCATCTCCACATAACAATACACCTATTGGAAATAAATTGTGGCTATTATCGGATGAATCGGGATGTTTGTAACCAAACAAATGAGCAAAACCTGTAATTGAGGCTGTGGTGCAAAAAGGTACCCAAAATAGATGAACTAACCATGCCAAAAATCCAGGAACCAATCCGAACAAACAAATATTAATTAACAAAAATATATTTAAACCAACCCTAGGATATTTTTCATAGATATTTTTTTCTATCCAATCATCCGGAGTTCCTTTACTATAATATTCTAGTGCCCAATCGGTATCATAATAACCATATAACTTAACATAATTTGGTATTAGACTGGTATAAATTACCTTCCATTTTCCAATAATTAAAGGTGAATGTGGATCACCTTGAACATCCGTATATCTATGGTGTTTTCTGTGTTGTGCAACCCATGTCTTTGCAATAACTCCATCGGTTAACCACAAATAAAAACGAATGATATGTCTAAAAGTATTATTTAATATAAAGTGTCTGTGTGTTAGGTGTCTATGCAAATAGAGTGACACAAAAGCCATTGTTATATGTGATACCAATACAACATATAATATTACGTCAATCATTTTGTTTCAACAATTTTCGCACGGCCGTAAACCTCAACACCTTCAATCTCACCAATTTTTTCACTAACAACTTTAATTGGAATAATTTTCTTTTTGATATCTTCTTTATGTTCAAAGATAGTACCAAAAATATCTTGTCGTTCCAATGGTAAACCTTCAGCCTTAATTAATGTTGGAACATATCCATTGGTTATATTAGTTAGAGATATAGCAAACAATGGAACATTATCTGAGTAGGCATTTGCACAGGAGATATCCCAAAACTTCTTGTCTAGGAACATACAAGCACCTTTGCAAATATGAAGAACTGGACAACCAGAACATTCTTTACGATTCGACCAATGTGTAGAAGATTTTAATTTAACATTTTCATAATCATCTAATGTGCCGCCCAAATGTGATTCACCATTCTTAGAATCTTCTAACGCACTCACATTCTGACAGGTCATAACATTACCACGCAGATCAATTGCCAATGTGTGTTCATCATCCATACCACATTTTTGATTCAGATATTTGGCTTCTTCATGCGTCAATATTCTGCGAGTTAAATCATCAATCTTACTGAATTGGCCAACAAAGTTTAGTTTTTGACCCATAGTGTAGAAATCAGAGAATGAAGTTCTACGATATTCAAAATGTTCTTGTAAAGATTGTAATGAGTTTGTGATGCCATCTTCATCATAAGCATCTACAATACCACCTTCACCCAATTGGACATTTTCATCACCTATCATATTAACAAACCAGTCACGAACTTCTTTACGACTTTTGTTTTTAGAATTCATCATTGGATTGAAACTAATACTTTTTTTCAATCTGGTCATCATGCGATAGAAACCAATAAGTCTATTCTTTTGTTCCGGATCATCGAAAGGATCCGGACCCCTAACATATTGACCTGGTCCATCATGGGATATTGATACACTAAAATTCATCATCATTAACCAATCAATAATATCATCGGTTAAAATTGATCCGTTTGTAATTACTGAGAATTGTGGTTTTCTGACCCATGTTGTAAACTTTTCTCTTAAAGCTTCGGCCAAAGGTTTCATGGTTTTCCAATAAACAAAAGGTTCACCACCCCAAAATTCAATTTTTAATCCTTTTTGTTCATCAAACTCCAATACTTCCAGTTTTTCCAAAAATGCATCAATATCTTTTTTGGATGTTTCTTTTGGTCTTTCTACGAATTTTTGGGAACAATAATCACATGAATAATTACAACTTAAACCCATTTGAATCTTTAAATGAGTTATTAACTTCGATTTAACCAATGGATTATTTTTATCAAATGGTTTGAATTCTTTTTGCTCGGGTTTTGAGTAGGATTCTTTTGGATATTCAAAAACATTGCCATCACTATCTTTTAGTGTGTTGGTCATGTTATCGTAATAAAAAATCTTTTTATCGTTGGCACTTCTTTCTGCGTGTATTTCAAATATCATTATGTGCTTTCATATTATTTAAAAGGAGGCCCACCAACCCAAAGAACCAATGAACGCCTCACACCTTTTGTCACCGGTGTTACTCTATGTAGTGTGTATGAAGGAAAGAACCAGGCTCTACCCTGCCGTTGGTCTAGTGTTAACGGATCATCATTAATTGTCTTAACTTCAAGTTCTCCACCTTTAAATTCATTAGTATCACTTAATAAGAGTGACATTGATAGTTTTCGTGGAGTCAAAGTATCCATACCATGGTCCACATGCCAACCATAATGTTCTTTATCTTTAGCTCTATAAATTGATAATTGTGCTGGTTCGTAACATCCTTTTAAATCAAAGTGAAAAAATTGATTGTTCACTTCTGCGATAGCATTAGTAATTTTTAACCAGATATGGTTTGTTTTTTCACAAGGAGTAAACCAAACAATGCCACTATTTCGTATGTTTGTATCTATAATTCCATCGTTGGTTTTACCAATTTGACCGGGTTCACAATCATGCCATTGCGGCAAAGATAAAATGGTATCAACGTCTTGTTGGGTTAGAAAACTATCCCAATATGCTACTGGAGCTTCTACAGTATGTGTTCTTGGAGGAATAGGTGCAATCATCATTATCTTTCTATATATTCAATCATAAAATTCATTTTAAATTCATTAGGTGAGTTCTATTTTTAACAAAAAAAGTTTTTGGATTTACTTTTCTGTTGGATGGATCACAAAACTGTTTTGCGTTTTTTCCGTTTTTTCTTACAAAATGGAAAAACACTTGGCCGGAATAGTAATTATCTGGCCCATCACAAGGATTACGCCAATGAGCTACATCACAACCTCTATAAATTACACCATCACCTTCCACCAAATCATATCTATAATCACCCATATAAATTGGCCACGCATAGTTATGTGACCGTCCCAATTGTACCGTGATACTTATTTCACATGCCGGCCTATCGGTGTGTTTTTCTAAGATATCTCCGTTACTGTATAGTCTTGAATAAGAATATGTTGGAAGTAATTCTTCACCTAAAATATATTCCAATTTTGGCCAAATTTGTTCTTGTAACGTTTCTAAAAATAAATCATGATCAATTAAAGAAAGAGCATTTGGTATTTGTTCATCACCTTCTCTACCATCAACACCATATTTTCTTAGTAATACATGAGTTAAAAAATTACTCATTTCTTTGGACACAATATCTTTACAAAATAAAGCACCATAAGAATTCAAAATTTCTGAAGGTGTTGATGGAGATTTTGTTGATTGTTTTTTAGTTGCCATAATAAAAATACCTTCTTCACATATGTTATTCGTTGTTTAATTCATACACCGATCTTAAAGCGTTTACTAAATTGGTGTTGACAGGTAATCCATTAGATAGATAAGCATTATAATATTTATTTAGAGTTTCAATCGAATATATTGGTAGGTTTAGAGTATTAGCAAACTCGGTATAACTTTCTAATCCACGTTCTTTACCTTCTTGTTCCAACCAATAATAGTATGCATCTTCCCAAGCAAATAAATCTAAATTATTATATGAAATATTTTGATTAATGATAGACATATGTTCCAAATAAGTATTGTATAGTTCAATACTTTGTGTTTGGTTGTAATGGTCCAATAACACCCAATCATAACCAGATCCTTCAAACGTTAAAATATCTGCACAAACAATATTAACTTTACTTGTCTTCCAATTATTGGAATTAAATGCATCAATTACGTTTTGATTTATTTCAACAACGGTAACCTCTGTAACCTCTGGTTTATTATCTAATAAGAGTGCTAACATACCCAAACCTAATCCACCAAGAAGAACCTTACCAGAAGCGTTTTCGTATTGGCTTAACAGTCCTTGACCACCGGAATTATAACTGGGACCGTTGTCAATCCACAACCAAATATCATCTTCTTTTTGTGTCCCCATAGAAACTGTAGGGCCCAACTGCATAACAGTCGCATCACCCCAAATACCGGTATTAATTGGTAGATAAAACCAATCGTCAATGATTCGAATTGGATTGCCATTTTTGTCGCAAAGTGTTTGTGACCAATCTTGTCCGTTTTTAGACTCTTGTATACAAATATTAAATAGATACTGAGAATCTAAAATATATTCTTTATAAAGTTCTTCTTGTCTTTTTTCTGCATCTGAAAAAGACTCAAATTCTTCTCTTAATCCCGTAACACGGCTTTCTAATGTGTATTTTTTCATATTTTTTCCTATTTTTTCCTATGATACTGATCCCCATACTCTGGCAGTGTCGCCACTAACCCATGTTACTGAATTTCCATTTAAACTTACAGCTGGACCACCACTACCTCCAGGACGAGGATTGCTAGTTCCACCAACTCCAGCAAATGCGGGTCCACCAACGTTGTTGCCGGAACCACCAATACCCGATGCATTTGCTGGCCCGCTTGGTGAAATTAAAAATAATCCTTGGCCTCCTGCAGCACCCCAACCACCACCGCCACCACCAGATGCTTGTGAGATTGTTGCGGTTCGTGGATTTACAACACCTACTCTACCACCATTACCACCACCAGGCCAACCCTGACCACCGGTGAATCCGCCAGCTGATGCGGAACCTGGAAATACTCTACCGCCACCACCGCCACCACCAGCACCGTTTCCGTTTGGTGTACCAGAATTTCCAATAGAACCACCAGTACCGCCGGCACCAGGAGTACCACCACCATTTCCACCATCACCACCACCAACACCACCACCGCCACCCGCATAGACTGGTGTTGCTGCTCTACCAGAACCAGCGCCACCACCACCACCACCAATGTATGCGCTGCCGTTAGTGTTGTTAATGGTCACAGGTTGACTAATACTAATTGCTGGTCCACCAGGAAGTCCGTTTTCAGGAACAGAGCCGTTACCGCCTCGGCCTCCCTTACCCATGATGTAACCGTTATTAGTAAGGGTTAAATTACCAGCACCAAAACCACTAGGAATTGTCATGGCTGCAGCGCCGGTACTGTCAGACCAAATATAAACACCTGGTGCTACTGTAATTTGAGCTACACCAGAACCTGGATATCCGTTACCGGTTGCAAAAGAATAAAGATCCATCTGCTGCTGGTTGCTAGAGATTGTGCCTGTCCATGCTGAAGATTTATTTTGCAAGTTGGCCATAGTAATCTGACCACTAGGCACACCAGCAAGGCTTCGAACTACAGTATCATTCATTGTAATCGTTGCGGCCGCAGAAAAGCCTAGTTCAGTATTTACTTGACTTAATGATATTTGACCCGATGGTGTTGTCATCCAATGCCCCTAAAGTTTAATATATACATAACGATATATTTATACTATATAATTTGTTATTTTTTTATCTATATTTGAACTTTGTGATACACTAATTTTGGTTTGTTCTTCTGTAAAATGTTTGATGTAATTGTACACCAAATTGTGTATGACATTTTGGTCTTTTTCATTTAATGTGATATGTTTACCGTCAAATTGTTGTTTTGATACATTTAGCCACATATTGTGTATAACATATTCATACGATAATGCATGTTTAATTTGATTATTTTCATATTTACTAGATACAGCAGAAGATTTCAAATCGAATTTTAATCCAAGATAATCACCACTTAGAACCTCAATTTGCGGTATGTCATGTAGGCCATATGGAAAACAATATGTAAAATCTATATCATAATTTAATGTTGTAAAATTAAAATCCATGATTACCACTTCCTGTACAAAAATATTACCATTCTCTTGGTTTTTTCGTCTTGTGACCAGACATAGTATTACCAGGAATGGTTTCTTTCATTCTTTGAATAACCCCATGTTCAAAAGCGGCATGAGGCTGTCCAATTCCTGGTACCGACATACGAGTGCCGTCACCAAAAACAGGAAGATTTTTTGCTGAGATAAATCGTTCTAGGTGTGGATTATCCACTTTGAATTGGTCGTAAACAGTATAAGACATGATGTGAGTTTCAATCTCATTTGTATCTTTATTTAAAAATTCATATGCTGGCATTAAGAGTATCCATAAGATAAGGGTTCAACCATTTTAGTAAACCATTTAGGTTCTGTCCTACTATTTATCTTTCCTTTCCATGACCACAAATGTTGTTTTTTCATCACATAGTAGTTATGATAGGATTGTAAGGCATCCCCTGGTACTTTACATTCATCAGGCATGGCAGGTGTTGGACCTGTAAAACCCCCTTTTGGAATATTTTTTGGTGTATTATGAAACAATGCTTTGACTAAACCACTTTCTTCACATTTATGCACTTTACCATAACGATAGGTATATTCTTTACAACAGGCCAATAATAGTTTACTCAACCAAATATAGTTTGAATCAGATTGTCTGCACCATACAGCAGAAGGATGATTAATATGGGTGGCAGAATACAATATCGAATCACGGTTATCAGAGAGAACATATAGCTTCCGTTTGCGACCAGACTGAGATACACCATCAGTAAGAACACCGTCAAGCACACGGTGTGCGGTAGAAAGTAATTGAGCATATTCAAGTATCATCTTTATGCAATGTTTATCAACGTGCATTTCTGCACACTTCACAGGATCATTATCAAGGTAAAAAATATTCATAGCATTCTAATTAAGCCGATTGTATCAATAGTAGTAAGTAACAAGTAATTAGCAACCATCCCAAAAGATTTGCGAGTAAAAGCACACCACAGGTACATAGCACACCCAGCAATCCAGATTGGATATAAGATGAGTAACGGTGGGTTAGGAACGGTGAGAGCCATTGTAATAGAACATCCAATGGAGATTGCCCACGCCAATATTTCAACAACGAACCTAACCCTACCTGACTTCCAATCATCACGAATCCAATCAAATACATTATATAATAAATCGTTCATTACAACTTAGGAATATCCATTGTTAAATCTTTGACTTTTGTTTTACCAAATTTCTTTTCAATATCTTCTGTTGATACTGTTTGCAAAACAAATTGTTTGAAAAGGTTATAATCTTCTTTCACACGCATTGATATTTTACCACCAGTACCATCAGCAAAGAAAATAGCACAACCACCAATCGATAAGGGTGCAATCTCAATAACTGTATCTAAATTCACAATCACCATACATTGTTTTTCAACAGAAAACACTTCAACAAATAAACTCATTATTACTCTCCTTTAGGTTCACGAATTTTTGCAAACTTTGCTTGCTTCTCAGCTAACTCTGCTTCAATATATAGTTTCTTCCATAAACCACGAACACTTGATGACATGGTAGCTAAACGTCGCTTTGCTGATTTACTTAATTTAAAATCTTTATTTGGTTTCATTTCTTATCACAATCATTAACACGGATTAAATATACAGTTTCATTTGAAAATGGCCTGACAAAAAAACATTCACCTTTAGCTGACCAAACCAATCGGTGTTGAATACTGCCTTCAATAATATTGATAGTTGCGGGTTTACGAACCACATCAACCAAATTATAGACTGTAATAACAGCAGATAACAATATTAAAAATATCAAAATATTGATTGTATTCTTGACAGCCCAATTGTGTAATTTATCAAACATGGAATATTCCTTTATCGAATAGATATACTAGTGTAACACAAAACACAATCACAGTCAATAGAACTATGGTAAACTTGACAGATGCCTCACGGAAATGTTCCACTTCCAATTCAAGCATATCTTTCTGTGCCTCTAACATATAATTGGTAGAATCGCCCATCATAGCGATGGTTTCTTTTGCCAATGCCAAAGACCTTTTGGCTTGAATGTATCCAATATACGGTATCATTTCTCTTGTGCCTTTCTTAGTATTGCTCTGACAAATGGAATAGGGTCGTTGTCGCTGGTCATATAGGACAACTCCATTATTTCCTCATCTGTTAGTAACTTTGCTGGATGGGTGTAGAGTGGTTCGCCTTGACCGATTTCGTTATAAATCCATTCAGAATCTTCACCTATGTTACCTACGCATAGATTTCTCCACGCTACTGGTTTATTGTTCATAATTAATCCCACAAGTTTTGGTAGTATCTACCAAATAATCTAAAACCATTTGCCTTTCGCTTCTGGTGTGCCTCTAAACCTTCTTTATCTAATTTCAATTTACTTACATACTGGCCATCTTTATTCCATGGAAACTTTTCGTCACCACATTCCGAATCGTCAAAGAATTGTGATTCATCATCATCTTTGAGTTCTTGTTCAAATGCCCAAATCATTTCATTGAGAATCCAATCCCACCGCATAAAATGTAAACTGTCGGTGTCCCATTCATTCTCTTTTGGTTGTGCCATGTAGCTACGCAGGTACTCTGGTACATCATCATCTTCCGTATATGGTGCACCGTGTTTAGTTTTATTTAATTGAACTAACATTGGATGAATGATGTAAGCCAAGGTGTGATCCATTGACCATGTATCCCATCGGTCAAGCTTTACATAGTTAAACCGTGGATGAATGAAGTCTAAAATCTTTTGCCACACTTCACAAATAGGATTTAAAAAGTTAACCCACTTTACATATGGATTATTCACATCATCATTTAAATTGTAGATTCGATCCTCATCTTTTTCCCAAAAGCAAATCGTTTTGAGTATAGTATAAGGTGACAACCAATGGTTGCGGTAGTTTGATAAGTATACTTTCATTTTTTCATTAGTTCCTCAAAGTTATACAACTCTTTCATGTAAGGCGACACATTGTCTAATACACTATATTCTAAATCACCGTCACGCCTTTGGCAATAGTTTATATCAAATTTGCAATTGTTCACCTCTTGGTATGTGGTTGCCATCTCCAATACCGAATGACCAATGCCGTGTCCTAGATTCTGTAAACTATTGGCTGGCGTTTTGATTGCCAATTGAATTGCACGGCATATTTCCATAACATGGACATAATCTCTGACACAAGTACCATCAGGTGTATTGTAATCGTTACCAAACAGATTAAATGTGCCTGTCTTTTCTGCATTGATTAGATTAGAAAACAAACCATCAGGATTGGTTGGTGATACACCATCAGTACCAATCACATTATAAAAACGGAATATTGTATAATCTTTATCTTTTCTCCATTCTTTTACAGCATCTTCTGCACATCGTTTAGATAATGAATACGGCACCACAGGATTGGCGGCCGCACCAGTTGAAGCAAAGATGAAGTTCTTACACGGAATATCTTCCAATACATTGATGGTGCCATTTAAATTGGTTGTATAATACTCTGTTGGTTTCTCTATTGATTCATTCACTCGCACCAATGCAGCCAAATGAACAACAGCATCATACTCATATGACCAATCATTCAATGTAAACATCCATTGTGGTAAATCATAACGAATATCAAATTCCAAAAAGTTATCACGGTGTAAGTAATCATTCCATGCTCGAGATTTATCAATACCAAAAACCTCGTAACCTTCCCGTCTAAGGAGTTTTACAAGGTGTTGGCCGATATAACCAGAACTTCCTGTTACCAATACTTTTTTCATTTTTTAATTTCTTTGATTCTTAATAATTTACCATCCATAAACAAGGCAGAATATTCTATCCATGCGTCCTGTTTCCATGATTCATGTTTATCTTCTAATGCAGGCCGATAGAATCGGATGTTACCATCAAACTCATGACAACATACCCAGCGTTGATTGAATTCCACTATACTACCACCAAAAAGACCTTCATCTTCAACCCATTTAGAATCATGTTCTTCCCGCCATAGGTATTGGTGACCAGAATCTTGGTCGTGTTCAATTTTATAATTATCCAAGAATTGAGATGGAGTATCTTTTGTCTGATACTCCTTACCCTCATATAATATAGTGTCGAACATTCCCAATTTAAATCTCCATATATTTTAACTGAAAGAAGTTTGCACAACTTTCATATTTAATATAGCCACGAGGATTACAAACAACTCTGGTGTCACCAATCCAATAGTTACTCATGTTGTGCATATGACCATGAGTCCACATTTTAATCTGTGGTCTATCTAAAATGAATTCACTCAAATCAGAACGAAACGCACCATTCATTAGTGTATCGCCTTTGTAACACTCAGCAACACTCTCACTGCTCGGTGCATGGTGTGTCACCACAACATAACTCTTGGTTTTATCCTGAGTAACAATATTGATATAGTCCAACATCTTTTTATGGTCTTCCACAGAATCTTCTGCTGACCACCTTGATGGTTTCTCATAGTGGTCGATTCTATCAACAACCAAATTACCATCAGAATCTTTCAGATGCATACCTGAGCCATCAGGATTCTTAACATAGATTACATTCTTGTGATGTGTCTTACGATTACTATTTGTGATTAACCGAAAGTCATTCATACGCTGTCCACAATGCCATAAGGTCAATGAATCGCCTTTATTCATATCAGTCCACAATGTGCCACCAACAAAAGTGATGCCATTATGTTCCCATGTTTCCTTTTCAAGCAAATGAATATTTGGCAAATCAGCCAATTCAGCTTTTAGTCTATCATAAGTGATAGCAATATCAAAGTCATAATGCTCATGGTTACCCATTACATATACAACATGAGGAAATTGAAATGAACAACGCTTAAAGAAATCCTTAACCATTGCTCTTTCTTTTGGTTTGTGTTTGAAAACTTTAGCTGTGCAGATATCGCCGCT